GATTCACTCTATATTATTGCAACTCCAAATGTCGATACAGTTGACGATATTGTTGATAAAATGGACACAATTGGACTGGATTCTAATTATTCAGCTATATACTGGCCATGGATACAAATTAGAGATAACGATAATTCGACACAATTATTTATTCCTGCAACAGGGGAAGTTGTTAGAAACATTGCATTGACTGATAATGTATCCTATCCTTGGTTTGCAGTAGCTGGGTATTCAAGAGGGATTGTAAATGCTGTTAAAGCGGTCAAAAAGTTGACCCTTGATGAAAGAGATGATCTTTATAAGATGAGAATTAATCCAATTGCAACATTTTCTGATACTGGGCCTATAATTTGGGGTAATAAGACTCTTCAGGTTAAAGAATCGGCATTGGATAGAATCAATGTAAGAAGATTACTCTTGAGAGCAAGAAAACTTATATCGGCTGTAGCTGTTAGATTACTTTTCGAACAAAATGATGAACAAGTAAGAAATGAATTTACAAGATTGGTTAATCCGATCCTCCAAGCAATCAAAAAAGAAAGAGGATTATATGATTTCCGTTTGGTGGTTTCAAACGATCCAGAAGATATTGATCAAAATACTCTCAGGGGGAAGATATATATTAAACCCACACGTTCCCTTGAATTTATAGATATAGAATTCATAATTACCCCAACTGGAGCGTCATTTGAGAACGTTTAATTGATTTAATTTAATTAAAAATTTTAAAAACTTGGAAGAGATTTCTTCCAAGTTTTTTATTTCCACAGTTCTTGTTGATTATGTTAATATTTTTCCTTATATTTATAAAAAGAGAATTATGAATATAATAAAAATTTGCGAACATTGTAAAAAAGAATTTACAATACCCTTTAAACAGAGAAATAAAAAATATTGTAATCAAACTTGTTATGTATCTGCTGGAATTAAGGGCAAACCGAAACAAGTTGATTTGTATGAAAAAAGAAAATGTTTAAATTGTGAGAAAGAATTTGAAATTAGAAAAAAACAACAAAATAAAATTTGTTCTGATGAATGTAGATTAATATGGAATAAAAAAAATTCCCAAGAAAGATGTAAAAAATCAATCGAATCGTCTAAATTAAAAAATAATGGATTTTATTATTTCCAAACAGATGATTTTAAAACCAAATCAGACCAGACTAAAATTAAAAGATATGGTACTAAAAATCATATGGAAGTTCCTGAAATAAGAAAAAAATTTTTTGATTCAATTTCAAAAATAACTGAAGAACAACAAAAAGAAATTATAAAAAAAAGAAACGAAACTAAATTTATTAAATATGGAGACGCCAATTATAATAATAGAGATAAATTTAATGAAACTTTAAACGAAAGATATGGAGGTCATCATTTAAAATTGGAAGAATTTCAAAATAAATCTAAAAAAACACATTTTGATCATTATGGAGTTGAATTTCCATTACAGATTAAATCAAATCAGGATAAAGCAATAAATAAACAAAAAGAATTATTTGATGGACTTTATGTTTCTTCTGATGAGTATAAAGAAAAAGTTATAAAACAAAGGTATAATTCCGTTATAAAAAGAATTGAAGATCGTGGATTTATATTTATTGATTATGTTGATGACAAGTACGCAACAATTAAATGTAAAAAATGTGGAAATGAATTTACTCATACACAAGTATTTCGAGAATATGATATAATATGTAGAAAATGCTATCCAATAACCTCAGATAATTCTTTAAACATTTTCATGGAATCCATTTTTGATGATAACAATATAAATTATTTAAAAAATGATAAAAAACTTTTAAATAGAAAAGAAGTTGATTATGTTTTGCCGTCATATAATATTGGTTTTGAAATAAATGGTAATTATTATCATTCTGAAATATATGGAAAAAAAGATAAAAATTATCATATCGACAAAACAAAAAAATTAAATGTTATAGGAATAAAATTAATTCATATTTTTGAAGATGAAATTAAAAAATCCCCTAATATTGTTTTTTCCAGAATTAAAAACATCCTTAACATAACCGAAAATAAAATTTTCGCTCGAAAATGTATAATAAAAGAAATATCTAAATCGGAATCAAAAATATTTTTAGAAAAGAATCATTTACAAGGAGATTTAGTTGACAAAATTAGAACAGGATTGTTTTTTAACAATGAATTAGTCAGCGTTATGACCTTTGGCATGAAAAGAAAATCATTAGGAAATACCTCAATGAATAATGAATACGAACTCCTTAGGTTTGCGAGTAAATTAGATACAAATGTTATTGGTGGATTTTCACGATTACTAAAATATTTTATAAAAGAGTATCAACCATTTAAAATTATTACATATGCTGATTCAAGATGGTCTGGTATTATTCCTGAAGAAACAATATATTATAAATGTGGATTTAAATTCATTCATCAATCTGATCCCAATTACTGGTATGTAAGTACAAAAGATTTTCTTCATAGATTTCATAGGTTTACATTTAGAAAAGATAAGTTAGTAAAAGAAGGATTTTCTAAAGATAAAACAGAATGGGAAATAATGCAAGAAAGAGGATTCGATAGAATTTGGGATTGTGGAACAATGAAATTTGAAATGATATTATAAAATTAAAGAAGGTAGGAAACTACCTTTTTTTATTTGACGAAAATTTGTCCAGTATTATAGTAGTATATATTCTAGTATTGCTTTTTTATTTTTTTGGAGATTATATATATTGGGCCAATCATAACATCATTCTGGATTTTGGGCCTTTTATTACTGGATCCGCTTATTCTGGAACCGGAGGGGGCCCATAAATATACAAAATTTTTTCGAAAAAGTCAAATTTATTAAAATATTTTTTACTTTTAATAAAAAATAAAAGGGTCAATATCGGACCTATTAGAAAATTTACGAATAAAAAATGAGGAAATCAAATGTTTTCGTAAGTTTTAATAAATTTTTTATTACCACAATCCCAAATTCTTAAATATCCTAGTTCTTTCATTATTTCATGTTCTGTCTTAAATTTCGAAAATCCCATTTTAACTAACTTATCTTTTCTGAAGTTAAATCGTTGATGCCTTTTAACTTCGTTAGACTTTAAATAGAAATAATTTGGTTTTGTTATTTCTTTAAGGTTAAATCCCATTTTATAATATGTTTTTCCTGTAAAATATCGAATATCACAATAACTAGTAATTTTAATTGGTTTAAACGTTTTTTCAAAATAAGATAGTATTTTTTCAGATCCACCAATTACATTTATTCCTAATTTTGTACATAATCTTATCATTTCATATTCTCCTTCTTTTTTTGTACTACCCATTGATTTTCTATTGCCCGAAAATGACATTATTTGTATCAGTTCATTTTTAAAGAATAATCCTATCCTAATTTTTGCTGGGGCGTATCCTTGTATATGATATTTTTCGACAAAAAATCTATAGGTATTATTATCAATTATTTTTATTTCACATTTCCTTCCCCATATTTTGTTATTAGTTCCAGATATTCTGTTTTTTATTATATTCTGAACAATTTCTTTTTTAAATTTCCATTCATCTTCCCATATTTGAAATAAATGAATTCCTTCTTCTTGAGAAGATATCCATTTATTTCTATGGTAATTTTTATCTGGTATGAATTTTTCACTATGATAGTATAATCCATTTAATTCTATTCCAATTTTTTTATCTGTTATAAAAAAATCAATTTCTTTAGGAGTAATTGTAATTCTGTCATGCCTTTTAAAATCATATTCATTTTCAACTAAAAAATTTTCCAGCTCTTTTTCAATCATAGATTGATATGGCGGAACGCATATTTTGCATAGTGAAATATTATTTCTTTGTCTATAGTTAAATGAATTATATTCATGAGTTGAAGATTCTCCACAAGTTTTACAATAATATATAATATCACTATCATTTTTTATTATTTTTTCATTTTCATATTTTTTTTCGTATTTTTCTTTCATTATTTTTTTAAAATGATTAGTTTTTGTTATAATTGGGTTTCCATATTTCTCATTTATTTTTTTTTGTATAACATCTTTTTTCTCAAAAAAATTTAAGACTCCATAATTTTTAAAATTAGTATCTGACATTTTTTTTCTTATATCAGGAGAATTAGCAGGTGAAACTCCCCCATATTTTTTGATATTTGTCCATTTAATATTATTAATATGTTTTTCTGATTTGTTAGCACAATTAACAGAACAATATGTTCCGTAGCCTTCCTTAAATGATTTTTTAAAAATTAATGGTTTTCTACATATTGGACATTGTGGAATTTTTTTTATATCATGTAGATATGAAAATAATTGTTCTTTAAATTGAACTCTTTCTAATTTATTTTTTACAATAAAAGATTTTAAATTTGAAAAAAATATTGAAAAATTAGTATTAATATATTTTTCTTTTGTTTTATATCCACTTTTATTATTCTCTAATAAAAAAATTTTTAATTCTTTTTTACTTTTTTCCATAGTCATATATTTATCAATATATAAATATACGAAAATTATGGCAGATTTACTAATGAAAATGCCGGTTCCTTATGAACCGAAGAGAAAAAACCGATTTATTCTAAGATTTCCATCAAGTTTAGGAATAAATGAATGGTATGTAACAACTGCGGCTAGGCCGAATGCTAAAATAGCCTCAACAGAAATTCCTTTTCTGAACACATCAACATATGTTGCTGGTAGATTCGTTTGGGAAGAACTTAAAGTAACGTTTAAAGACCCGATTGGACCGTCAGCTTCTCAGGCTCTAATGGAATGGTTTAGATTACACGCTGAAAGTGTCACAGGGAGAATGGGTTACAGTTCCGGATATAAGAAAGATATTGAGTTAGAAATGCTTGACCCAACAGGAGTTGTAGTTGAAAAATGGATTCTTCAAGGCACATTCCTTACAAGTTTGGACTTCGGAAGTTTGGACTATGTTGATGATAAACTAGCCGATATTAATGTTTCTCTTCGTATGGATCGTTGTATACTTGTATATTGAAAAATCATTGATAATCAGATAGTTATAATTTTTATAAAAGAAAACGCATCTATCCATTTACTTTGTAAATTAATTTTCATATATTTATTTAAAACATAATTATATGGAAATTTTTATTTGTAGTGTTTGTCAAAAAGAATTTACTTCTTTTTTAGGATTATTAAGGCATTCATCATCAAAACATAAATTAAGCAATAATTTAATTTATGTTAATTATATTTTGAATGGAATAACGCCAAAGTGTCAATGTGGATGTGGGAAAGATGCTCCATTTATTTCAACAGGAAAGGGATTTCGTAGATTTATACAATCACATCATAATAGAGTTCCAGGTAAAAATAATTTTCAAAAAAACCCAGAAACGCATCAAAAAGCAATCGAAACTCAAAAAAAGAATTGGAAAGCTGGAAAATATGTAGGATGGTGGGAGAAAGATGATGAAGAAACTCGTCAAAAAATAGAAGGAATAAAGGATAAATTAAGAAATAACAAAGAAAGAGGTAAAAAAATATCAAATAGTCTAACTGGCGTTCCAAAAACAGAAGAATCTAAAATTAATTGTTCAAATACGCAAAAAGTGAGGTATAAAAATGATCCGTCTATTGTAAAAAATCTGAGAGAGAAACGAATTAAATGGTTAAAAAGATATGGTAAAAAAAAGAAAACAAAACTTGAAAGAAAATTCGAAAATATATTAAAACTTATTGGAGTTAAAAACGAATTTCAATATGAGTTTGAAAAAAAGTTTTTTGACTTTTATATTCCAGAAAAAAACATACTAATTGAAGTTGATGGAGATTTTTATCATTGTAATCCAAATTCGACTCATAACTTTCCAAAATATCAAACACAAATATTAACTGTAAATAATGATGCAGTTAAAAATGAAATATGTAAAAATAAAAACATAGAGTTATTACGATATTGGGAAAAAGATATTAATGAAAGGCCAGAATGGATAATATCCGATTTAAAATTAAAATTATTGTAGTTCTATATATTTTAATAAAATTTTTACGTATAATACTTATAATAAAATAAAAAGACATGGAAGAGTTTAAAATCGATCCAACAATTGCATACGATGTTGTTGAATTACCAAGTAGAGGTATATATTATGCCAATAAGAAAAAATCTGTTAGAGTAGCGTATTTAACTGCCGCAGATGAAAATATTTTATCGTCACCAAATTTAATAGCGTCTAGTGGCGTTGTTGCTGAATTATTAAAAAGAAAAATATTAGATAAGGATTTATTATTTGAGGACATTGTTGAAGAAGATAAACGGGCAATATTAATATTTTTAAGAAATACTGCATTTGGATCCGAGTATAATATGACATTAATTGATCCAAAAACAAATGAAAAATTTTCAATTGTTTTAGATTTATCTGTAGTAAAAATGGAAGATTTCACATTAGTTGAAGATTCAAATGGTGAATATCCGTTTTTTTTGAAAAAAAGCGGAATTAATATTACGTTTAAATTTTTAACGCAAAAACAAGAAGATGAAATTGAGAAAATAAAAACCAGTTGGAATGGTCAGAGTGTTGCTCCCGTAATTACAAAACGGCTTGAAATGATGATAAAATCTATTAATGGGAATAGAGACCTTATGGAAATACATAATTTTATTGAAAGTAAAATGCCAATATCAGATTCGCATGATTTTAAAAAATATGTTAACGATCATAGACCCAAATTAGATTTAATTCAAACAGTAGAAACCCCCTCAAAGGAGATGATCCAAGTCGAAGTTGGATTTGGGGCGGAATTTTTTCGACCTTTCTACGGACTATAAAAAGAGACAACTAGATGAAATATTATTTTTAATCAACAGAAAATTTTCATATTCTGATATCATTTCTATGCCCATATATTTAAGACGATACTTTGTTGGTTATATACAAGAATTAGAAAGCGAAAATTAAAAATAGGGTATTTATTAGCATGGCAGATGATGTAAGATTACAAGCGGCAGCTAAAACAGGTTATAACGAGTTTGTAACTGAATGGGTAGACCAAAAGTTGCCACATGGGGATAATGATGGACCTCTTATTAACACACAATATGGAGCATATCTTAGTCATAAAGGATCATTTAATAAAGGATTAACCGATAGAACCACATCTGATAGAGGCAGTGGTGGAAATCAATATGGAAGTTCAACCAGAGGCACTGGAATAGTTGATAGATTATTAAAAACCCAAATTAGAGGTGAAGCTGGCGACGCTGGTGAATTTCAAAGTGTTCAAAAAGGTCTCAGTACATTTTTTGATTCTTCGGGTAAATTTAGAGGTTGGAAGAATTCTATTATTGAAGTGGGTAAAATTCTTGTTGATGAAGTTGAATTACATTTACAACAACAAAATGACCTTTTAGAGAGTATGAGTAAAAATACGGGAATGGTTGGTAAGTTATCAAAAGGTTTCCGAGAAGAAATTATAGCAGCGTCACCAGCTGCAGTATCATTAGGAATTAGTTTTGAAGAATTAAGAGATTCTGTTACTGGGTTAGTCGGAGAGTCTGGGAAATTTAAATTACTTGGTGAAGGCACGATTAAACAAATGGAACTTGCTAGCGTTTTTACTGAGAATATGTCGGCATTAGGAGCGATGGGAAAAGATTTTGAAAAAATTGGGCTAGGGGTTAGTGATATGTCAAGAGAGATTGACAAAGCTGGACATAGTGCGTTAGAAGTGGGATTAAACGCTAAGACGACAACAAAAATGATTGATGAAAATTTAAAATACATTAATTCATATGGGTTTAAAAATGGAATGGCCGGTTTAAATAGTATGGTTCAAAAATCGGTTGAATTTAGGATGGAAATGAAAAAGGTATTTGATTTTGCCGAAAAAGTGTGGTCGCCAGAACAAGCTTTAGGCGTTGTAGCAAATTTACAGATGATAGGCGGGGCGTTTGGAGATTTAAATGACCCAATTAAGTTAATGTATATGGCAACTAATAATGTTGAAGGGTTACAGGATGCACTAATTGGAGCAGCTAAGTCAGTGGTTACATTTAATCGAGAACAGGGGCGTTTCGAAGTAACAGGGGCTAATCTTAGAAGAGCTAAGGAAATGGCGGATCAATTTGGTATGAGCTTACAGGAATTAACAACGGGAGCTGTTGCCGCAATGGAAAGAACAACCGCAGCATCTGATTTAATGTCTACGGGACTTATTATGGATAGTAAAGATAGGGAATTTTTAACCAATTTAGCTCAAATGAAGGATGGTAAAATGGTTATTGAAGTTCCTCCAGATTTAAGAAAGCAAATAACTGGTTCTGTAGATAATACGGCGGTAGCTTTAGAATCTATGACAGCTGAACAAGCAAAAACATTATTAGAACAAAGAGACGCATTTAAAAAGATGACGAGTGAAGATTATGCAAGAGCACAAGTTAGTCTTTTACAAAATATGGATAGAGATCTTTCTTTTATTAGAGCAACCATTAGGATCGGAATAGGAAAAGAATTAGGGGAGGCAATAGAAACAGCTGTCGGTTATGATAAAGATATAGCCACTAATGAAATGAAATTAATAAGAGACAGTATTGGTGGAAAACTTGATGAAGTTCAAACAGGCGTTGATAATGTTGTACAACCATTTATTGAAGGATTAAAACAAGGTAATATACAAAAAGGAGAAGTTAACCCCGCAAATCCATCAGAAGAAGAGACTCCCAGTAATAAAGTAAGAAGAGAACATGGGCGGGAACCTGTATATGCAGGAGGTATACTTATGGGTTATAATGGTCCTATCAAAGTTCCATTACGAGATGAAAATGTTCAACCCCCAAATATGACGAGAGCAGAAATTACAAATGAAGCTAACAAAAAATCAGAGACGACTAAAGAAGAGAAAGAAAACAAAAAAAATGTAATTACGCCTATAGGCGCCACACAAAGTGGAGAAAATAAACCTAAAAAATCAGAAAAGACAACTCAGACGACTATTCCCCCTGTTATAATTAAGCCCGCAGTAACAATACAGAAAGGAGAAACCAAACTCCTTGCAACTAAGCCTATGAATGCTATACAGACTGGAACAGTGAAACCCCCTGTTACTAGTAATTTGCAAAGTGGAAATATTAAATCCCCATATATGGCAGAATCAAATATTAAAAAGAAGGGTGATGAAAAATCAGAAGGAACAAAGTCAAAAGAATCTAATGAAATTAGAAAAAAAATAGACGTTTTTTATCATATTGCTAGCACTAGCGCCGTGGTAGATGAATTTAGCAGGATGATTTTTAGAGCGCCCGGAAATTTTATTGACCCTAGGGAATTTACCAGCCCGATTCAGCCAGTCACATAATTAATATTTTTATCTAAGTTGTATTTATATTTAAAAGAATACAATGCCAAGTTATATAGATTTTGATTCAACTAAGCAATTCAGAGATTTTATTATAGCCAAGACGTTAAATGTTCCAAACGGCCCTCAGACATTTACGAGCGCGACTTATATTGTTCAAAGTACAAATGATATGGCAAATGTTGATCCCGGTGCCGTAGATACTAATAGATCAGCGGATTTATTACAACCACAGACTTCAAATGTATTTAAGCCAACAGAATATTCCATAACCGAGAATCTTGAGACTATTCCGAGAAAGGCCAATCTTAATTTATATCCGTATTTTGTAAATGGTCAGTATCATAGTTTTATTAGTATTATGGCGACATCAAGTTATGAAACTGAATCGGAATTAATGAAATTTGCGGCATGGAATATTAAAGAAAATCCTGAAGGGCCATTTTTTGCAAGATTACAACAGAATTTATATCGTACAACAGTTGGTAGAGTTAGATTAATTGATGCATTGGAAGGAAACACAGCAACAGCAATTAATATTATAACAGGAAAAGAACCATTAATTGAAAGTAATTCCAGAATTACGGTTGCTAGCACATTACCTGGTAAAGGTATTGATTTCTTGCAAACAGTAGGCGGTGTTGAATTTCCGTGGGTTGAAATTCCTGGTGATTATTTATCAGATCCAAAAAATCCTACTACTAACTTTAGGCCAACAGCAACAAGCGAAGCTGGTCGAATATATCAAGATATAACAGGAGGATTGGGGCAATTGCTTGGAATTCAAAGAAGGCCGACGACAACGAGAAAACCGTCTGACTTATTCATTGAATATATGGGAGAAAGACAAAAAGCAACATTATTTGATAATCTTTCATATTCGACATATGCCCCAGACTATACTACAACAGCAAGATCGCAAAATACATCAAAATTATATAACTATGTCGATCAATTTGCCGAAGGGTTTAAAAATATGTTGGGGTTAGAGGCGCCGAAAGGAAAAGGGTATATTGGTGATGATAGGGGTAATGATGTAAGATATGCAATGGGCGACTTTAATGATAGACCTGTTAGAAGTAACTATTATTTAAGTTTATTATTTGATCCCGTACAAGCTGAATTATTCCAGAGAAAGAAAAATATTGGAGAAGGCGGCGGTATTGGTGGTAAATTAACATGGATAAGTTCCAAGTCAAAAAATAAATTGGGAGAAAATAATAATGAATTCTCTTCAGAAAATTCACTATTTAATGAAACACTATCAACCAATTATCCATTTAGAGAAGATTCAATATTAGGACAAACTCAATTAATACTTGAAACAATGCCTACCGATGGAGGGGCATCTCGTTCACATGTTGCTAATGTTATAGACCAAACCAGTAGAATCTTTAGAGAAGGAGATATGATGATATCAAGAGGATCTGCGGTAAAATATGTGGATAAATTTACAAAAGCCGAGAGTGGGGTTGAATATTGTCGAGTTTGGACAAAAGATAGATCATATATGAATAATTCCGATACGATGAAAAAAACCACAAATTCAAGAAAATTTGAAAGTAGTATTTTATCAACTCCATGGAATTTAAACATATATCCAAATTCAAATGGAAATGCGGGATTTGATGGATCAACAAATATATCACAAGGTGGTTTTGATAATAAAAAAAATAAGCTTGAAAGTGGAGGTAGTGGATTTTTTGCTAAAAAATATATGTTCTCAATTGAAAATCTAGCTTGGAAATCATCAAATAGACCTGGGTTTACATATAATGATCTACCATATTGTGAAAGAGGTCCAAATGGTGGTAGAGTTATGTGGTTTCCTCCATATGATTTAAAAGTTACAGAACAAAATTCAGCCAAATGGGAAGAAAATATTTTTTTAGGAAGACCCGAGCCAGTTTATACATACCAAAATACGTCTAGAAGTGGAACAATATCGTTTAAAGTTATTGTCGATCATCCAAGTATTTTAAATCTCTTGGTAAAGAATCATTTTAAAAATATGTCAGATGAAGAATCCGATAACTATATAAACGCATTCTTTGCTGGATGTATAGATGTTGATTTTTATGGATTAATAAGAAAATATACAACATTAACTCCTGTTGATGTTGAGGCAATTAGGGCATATTTAAATCAAAATAAAGACCCTGAGACAGTTAAAAGATATATACCAATATTTGATCCTATGCCAGATCCTGTTGTTCCAACAAATGCTCCAATGGCATCAAGTTTTTCCACAGTTTTAAAATTTCATAATGATGTACCTGACGGTAATAGTCATAGTTTATATTCTAGTGATGATTATCAAAAATTATATGATTCATATATATATTCAAAAGATCAATATCTTGATAATTTAAATACTGGTTTAACAACATTAACAAATGACGGATGGACGCCCAATAAAAGAACCGATTATAAAATTTTGACTAGCGTTGACTCGCCAAACAAACCAACAATAGATGATCCATTAGCTTATAGCACATTGGTTACAGAAATTAATAAAAAAGCAAACGATGGATTTAATAGATTAATAACTGAATACTCGAATTTTAATAATAAATTAGCCGATTTAAAAGATAATTTAGGTAATAAAAATGTAAAAGAAATAAATGTTACAATAAAATCATCCACATCTCCTGTCGCAGATTCAAAATATAACTTAGAACTTTCATATAGAAGAAGCGATAGTATTATAAAAGATATTTTAAAGAAATTGTCAAAAGATGGAGATGGCGGTACTGCAAAGGTTATATGGGGTACATCTACTGTTTCGGTTGCTGAATCCCAAAGAAAAGAAGGCCCAATAACGGTATCATTTAGTGATTTAGGATATAAAGGTCAAAATGGTGTATTTACACTTCAATATGTTAATAATACTGGTGAAAGCGGAAAAAGTACTGAAGGAATAGATTGTAGTGATGTTAATTTACCCATTATACCTGAATTAAAAATAACTGCGCCAGTAGCATTTGCGTGTAGAGAAGCCGAAGTTGAAATGGCATACACATTACAATCACCAGATACACCAGTAGTAGAGACGCCAGTAAGAAAGCCAAAATTAGTTGAAGTTACTGATAGTCCCGATACTGGAGCCAATAAAACTCCTCCAATTGATGAGATGAAGGTTATAATAATGAAGACATTATCCGAATGTTTTTATTTTAAAAAACTTGAAGAGGAATCTCCAGTACAATTTTCGTCATTAAAAGAAAAATTAAGATATTTTCATCCAGCATTTCACTCAATGACACCCGAAGGATTAAACACGAGATTAACATTTCTACATCAATGTGTTAGGCCAGGTGATACATTGCCAATTAAAGGATTGTCAGATCAAAGTGATTTAAATGCAAGAAATACAACATTTGGGCCTCCGCCAATTCTTGTGATGAGAATAGGTGATTTTTATCATTCAAAAATTATTGTAAGAGATTATAATGTGGAGTTTGAACAAAATATTTGGGATCTTAATCCAGAAGGAATTGGTGTACAACCAATGATTGCTAATGTTACACTACAAGTTAGTTTCATCGGTGGTCATGGATTGGAAAAACCAGTTGAACAACTACAAAACGCATTATCGTCTAATTTCTATGCTAATACTGAAATGTATGACCCAAGATCAACGGCGACCGAAGATCGAAGCAAATATACAAAAGAATTTTTGGAAGGATTGTTGGCTGATTATAAAGAGAAACCAAATCCTGATTCACAGGAAGTACCACCAACAGAAACTAAAATTACCGAAGGTACATATATTGGTATTCTAGGCATGCTTAGTGCAGTTCCTCCAGTAATAAAAACATTAACATATGATGGTCTGGTAGATGATCTTTTTCAATCCACAAAAGATTATTTTAGTAACTTTCAAACATCATACACTGGAATAACAAAAGAATATGACACAAAAGTATCTTCTATGATACTATCACCCACATATAGAATAATAAATGAATATGATGTTCAGATAGGTGGTGGTAGTACAGATACAATTGAATTATTAGGTAACTATAAATCAAATAATGAGTTAGAAATGTTAGCGAGGGATTTTCAAGTAAAATTAGAAGATAAAATTACGACAGAAAATATCAGCATAATTTTTGAATTTAATAAAGAAATGACTAGTGGACAATTAGATAAATCTGAACGAATATTAAAACCAAAAATTAAAGAGCTTATAGGTAAGATAATTGATGGAATAATAGGAAACTCCGATGTTAAAAATATTGAAGCAAATCGAAATAGAGTTATTGTTGCATTAGATAAATTAAATTTTATTGTTGGAACATTATATGATGGTAAAATTTCCATGAAAGATAAAACATATATTGCGGCGAGTTTAACTGGGTTTACATATGATAAACTTTATAACATATATAGTAATGTTATAGATTTTATAAAAGAAAATCAGTCTAAATTTTCAGAAGATCTTGATGAAAGTTATGTATTTAGTCGAAACACAATAATGTCAGCAAATGATTTTTCTTATTTTCTTTCAGTTTTATTAAAAGGGTATAAAACCGATATTTTAGATATATATAAAAAAGATCCTGTTTTTGAGAAATTAATAGGTAGTATTGAAAAAAGAATAAATAGGTTTATGGCATCCGATCCAAAGGAGAAAAATTTCAGAATAAAAAAATACCCAATCAGAAAAAATAATAATAAACTTACATTTACCATTGGAGATGAAACAGATGGATTTAGTGACGGAGAAAAGACAATGTTAGAAAATGTACATAGAACTAGTGGAAATAAAACAAAAAGTGTATTAAATTATTTCAGATAATGAATAATCAATATTTTGACAGGTATCAATATTTTGTTGAAGATGGAAAATTTAAAATTATTCCAGGACTTGAGATACCCATTAAGTCAACTGATAAGTATCTTCAATATAAACACGCTAAAGATAGGTTTGATAAACTATCGCAGGAATATTATAATTCGCCATTATTTGGATGGCTAATATTACAAGCAAATCCATTATTTGGGGGTATTGAATTTTTAATACCTGATAATTTTTTAATTAGGATTCCATTTCCGCTTGTTCCGTCTTTACAAGATTACAAAAAAGCCGTAGATTTGTATAAACTATATTATGGGGAATAATAATTTAAAAACCGCAAATGATATATTAGTAAAAGTTGATCAAAATAATCTTATTTATATCGACCCTAATAGTGTTGTGTCTAATGGTTTGGCTGTTCCAAGAAGTGTAGAACCCGAAAATCTTGTGATGTATGTTAATTTGGAAGCAGATCTGGTTCCCCGTACTACTTTAATTTCAAACAATGCCGAAAACACATTGTTATCTATTGCTAAAGGCACATTAAATTTTATGAAAAATCCTAATGGTAGGGATTTTGACACCAAATGGACGGATGCATATACTGACGTTAGAGAAAAATCATCAAGTTCAACATCATCGAAGACCGATCCAACAGATAAAACTTTTATTCAAAATGACACATCAGGACAAAGTTTTGGTATTGATAGTATAACAATACAAGTAGCTGGGGCAAATTTCGTTCCTAAAGTAGTAATAAAGTTCATCGATGTCAGAGGGAAAACGCTATTTGATTCCCCCGCGAATTCTCCATATGCTGCTTTCTTTCATTTACCTTGGCCAATATTTTATTTAACAGTTAAAGGATATTATGGAAAAGCAATAAAATATAGATTGCATAAGATTAAATTTAATTCAAGATATAATCCAAGTGGCGGTAATTTTGAAGTTGAAACGACATTTATTGGATCAACATATGCATATTTGGCAGATATACCATTGGAAGCCGTATTAAATGCCCCATATTTTTATATATCAGAAAATGTAAATACCACCGAATTTAATGAACAAACGGGATATTATAATGTAACTGTTAGTAAATCAACAAAAGGATATAGAGTATTAAAATCCGTGTATCAAGAATATATAAATAAAGGATTATTACCAAAAGATTTTCCAGTAAAAACGCTTAGGGAAATTATTATTATTGCGGGTAGATTAAATAAAATATTGGAAAGGGAGATATTTGAAAAAACTATAAATCCAAAAGTTCTTGCAGGAGTAAAGGATTATGAAGAACAAATACAAAATTTTGCAATAATGATTGAAGGATGGCGAAGAGAATATCTTGGACCATTACCAGATTATTTTACAACACAAGAAAAACGACCAGGTACTGATGAATATATACGTTGGTATAAAATGACCGATAAAAATAAAGATACATTAATTAATATTACAGGAAGAACCATAACAGCAACTCTTGAATTTAAAATAAACAATTACATTGATTATTTAGAAAAGAATCAAACTTTCGGAGTAAAGAGAGATAATAGTTTGATTATAGAGGATGGCATTCAAATTAAAGTTATATCGGTTAATGCATTAAAAACCATATCAAATTTTTACAGATTCGATAAGGGATCGTATGGTATTGATATTGATGGAATACTTGACATTATTGTTGCTATTGAAACAGACTTTGTGCAGCAAAGAAACAAATTGGAAACCGATATCGAAGAAAAAATGAATGAAGTTGTTCGAAACAAAGATCTCGGAATTGGATTTGAGCCTACGATTAGAAATATTGTGGGGGTTCTTCTTGCTAATGCTGAGACATATATCAGATTGATGAAAGATGTGCATAAAAAAGCATTTGATCAAGCGCCAGCAAGAAAAGAATTACTTAAAAGTGTATCAACAGATAGTATCGGAGATGCAATATATCCATGGCCAGAAATTAAAGCAAATAATTCTGGAGGTAAAGAATTAGTTTTAGTATATCCTGGCGGTAAAGAGATGGGAGATAAATTACAAGCGTCAAATACAACATTATGGCCAGAAGTTGATTTCGTTGAAAACTTTTATGAGGTTGCCACGAAAAAAGCCGATAATTTAACAACTAAAGAAGGTAATCCAGAAAATATAAATTATATTTTTGGTACAGGAATTAATATGTCCAAAAAAGATATAGGGGTATTAACTAACATATCTGGTTATTTACCATATGGCGATAAATCACCTAGTTCGATTTTATATGAAATATATGAAAGAGCAAAATATACCACGGCATTAAATCCATTTAGTAATGATGTAATGGTGGAATTGGCCGATGTTGAATTTGACAATCTACAAAATCAAATAGGTGAAGATATTGATGTCGTGGATATATTAAAATCATATGTTACAAATTACGGTAACCTACTTTACTATATGGGAGCATTCTCAACATTTGAAAGATATCCATATTATCAAGATCAATTACCGACAGTTCCTTATATTAAAGATGTTATTGCACAGGATTATAGTATAAACAAATATCAAAGAAATACGGAAAAGCCGACAAATGAAAATCTTTACCCAAAATTATCCGCATTTTTGCTAAATTATAAACCTGAATCATATAGAACAAAAATATATCCATTTAATTCAACAACTTATTTATCATATACAAATAATAGTTTTAATATAAAAGATTTATATTTAAATGGGATTTTAAAAGTTAATGCTCCAGAAGATTTTATATCATCATCAATGAACGCATATATGTGGGTTAAAGATGAATATAGATATAATTTATTTAATAATGTAATAAAAATAGGAGATCAGTATAAACATATATTAAATACGCCATATTTTCATAAACAATTATATAATGATTTTACTGGATTACAATCACAAGGAAAATATGTTGGATCATCATATCTATTTTTAAATTCCTTACCATTTAAAGATTTAGATGATCTAACAAGTTTTGGATATGCTGGCCCAGTTCAAAATGATACATTAGTATCAACAATTTTTAGAGAAATCGGCGCGAGTCATTACATTCCATATCATTTGATGTTAAAATGGGGATCAATTTATCATAGATATAAAAGATATATTAATGATAGCGTCGATATTATTAATAATATAACTAATCCAATTGATGGAGATTTATATTTTGATAATGATCTAAATAGAGTTTATACAGGTAGTACAGATCCAGGAGTTGATACAATAGATAGATCAAATTTAAATGATGTGGGAATTCACCCATTTTATGATACTGTATTTCATCAAATAGCTAATGGTTACGCATTTTTTGATTTCATATCTGGACCAACTGGATATTCTCAAACAATTTCCAGTAATATAACTAAAATATATTATCAAGTAGCTAGCGGCGGATATGCATGGTCGACATTTATCGATGAATCAAAATTTACAACTACAGACAATAGATATACATTATTACCATGTAATGGGTATAATAGTATAAATGTAAGTGATTTTGCAGAGGCCGAACAAGAAAATTTTAGAATTTTATGGAATGTCGGAACTGAATATTCGTTAGGATATGTTTACTATTCGGGATATACATTTCCAACATCGGATGAATATTTCAAATTAACAAATAGTACATATTCGTTGTCGACAAATTATAGAAAAGTAATTGATTTGATTGCGACATTTAAGCCAGATATTTTGGATGTGTTTGAACAGGCATTTTTGGATTTTGCAAGCGAGAGACTTAATGAAGAAATTCCATATAAACCGTATGATGTAAAATATTCAAAATTTCAAGATATATTAAGAGATATTGTTTCAGTGGCAAAAGACAATACAGATCCAACAGATATTAATGGATTATTAACTAAAATTAAAGAAAAACAATCGGCTAATTTATCTAGTATAACATCTAACATATTATCAACTGATAGCCTTGTAAGAATTTCATTAGCCAATCCTAGAGAAGTTGATAATTATATTTTAGACCAATTTACCAGTACTGGATCTACCATAAGTGAATTTAATTCTTCACAAATTGCTGGCAATACTGATAATATAAAACTTTATTTGGGTGAAGATATAGACGGATATTATCAAGATTTCTTTTTAACAAACAACATTGAACTAAGTGAAGAAAACATAAAACAATTTAGGCCTTTAATTTATATGTATGCTGGATTGAGAGCCAACGGAGACTCACCAACAAAAGAAAGATTTGTCTCATATATAAAAGACAATATTACATTGCCGTCGCCAACTAAGATTGATTCAATGAGCGTTAGCGGTCCAGATAAAAGATTAAAATTATTTTTAGATCAATTAATACATAGAATACAAATAGATTTGAAAAGCGAAAAAGTAGCGGCCGTAAATAAAAAAAGAGGGTATAGTGACGATATTATTAAATTAGAAATATATAACTTGTTTAAATCATTCAATGATAAATGGACATCTGGAAATTCAATAGGCCAAAAAACATTAATGGAAGAATTTTTATTCTTGGATAAAGCGAATAGGGATATTGGTAGTTCGGTTTATATTGATATGGAGAAATTAATGAGATTAACAGCCAAGGGTAATGAAAAAATTAATTTATTTAGTGCGGTCAGTCTTTTAGTTCAAGATACTGGGTTTGATATAAGAGTATTACCCGCATATGTTAATTTTTATGGTACAAATTATTCAAATACGAAAAAAGTAATGCCATCTAAAACTGTTGCTGAAAATATGTTTGGGGCATTTCTTGATATTGATTACGTGGATTCTTCTCCAAAGATTATATTGCAATATATTGGGCCAACTTCAAAACATTTGGAATTATCTGATATTAATTTTAAATACAAATATAAAAATGACGGATTTAATATTGGAGATGTAAATAATAATCCTATTATTATTGCGTCCGATGTCTTTACCAGAATGGATTTTTCGAAATCAAATAAAGTTGTTGCATTTGAAGTAAGTTTTGGTGATCAAAATCAATCTATTTTTAAAGGAGTGGAATTAGACCAATCATCAATAAAAAACACATCAGAATCGTTTATAGTATTGGATAGATTAGGACGAAGCGAAAGTGGGTCTAGCACAGCACAAATTGATGTTGGACTATTCGACATATATAGACAATCATCATATCAATGTCAAGTATCGGCAATGGGTAATGTTATGATACAACCAACAATGTATTTTTATTTAAAAAACATTCCATTATTTAAAGGATCATATTGGATTACCGAAGTAACTCATACTATTAGAACAACAGGTATTGATACCTCATTTAAAGGATCAAGAATTCCATTGCAATCTTTACCAAATCCAACAGATTCATTTTTGGCTAGTTATCGATCACTTTTTGATAGAATGGTAAAAAGAGCCGATGTTAAAGTTAAAGAAATGCAATTAACAGGTAATACGGGTACTGAAGAGACAATAAGTAGTGATGCTGGCGCCTTTACATATGATATGGGAGATAAAAGTAAGGCGCCAAGTGGTGAAAAGCACATTAAAGAAGCGGGAGTAACAGAATACGGAATACCATATAATGGATTTGATGGCGAGAAATATATCCAAAAAATATCACATCATAATGATAATGTTCAATGGTTAAGGGCAATTGCCGTTCTTATGGATGGAACTAAATATCCAATTGACACAGGTACTACTATGAATATACTTTCTAATCTAACGCCTGCAAGTATTGATAATCCACATCCAATAATATGGAATGATATTAAAGATCTAAGTAAATCACAAGATTTTTATGTAACTAAATTTAATTTAGGCAGAATAACTCCAGATTATCTTATTAATCATTTTCATAAAACAATATTTATAAATCCAAACACTAAAATTGAAAAATCCGAAATTATAACCACAAATATGAGTAATAGTGGTAATAGATATAATGGACCTATTAGTGTTGGGCCAGGCATATCGGGTGTTGGTGTCGGATTGTCAAAATCGTTAATGCTAAAATTGAAGTTAAATGATGGAGATGTTGTTTATTTCAAATTAACAGAATGAAATTAGTAAATTGTTAGATATTTATATAAAAATTGAATTATGACTAATAGAGACAAAGCAATAGAAGATTTTTTGAATAAAACAGTCATCAAAGATGTTTCCGAAGATGGGACAGAAGAAACCATTTGTGATATAGCAACTGGCGAATGTTATGTGATTAGAACAAAAGATGGTCTAGTTGAACGGATTAATAAAAAATACATAACCGAAGACGGAAGACAATTATTACAAGATTAATATATAAAAATATGGAAAACTTATTACAGGAAGAACTAAAGCGTTTCAATGCTATAAACAAATATACTGAGAGACTATTATCAGAACAAGAACCTCCGTTACCGCCACCGCCAGCAGATCCAGCAGCTGCGGCACCACCAGCAGATCCAGCAGCTGCGGCACCACCAGCAGATCCAGCAGACCCAGCAATACCGCCAGCAGAAGATTTACCACCTGAAGCAGAAGAGAAAGGTACAGATTTGGGTGATACAGATCCGTCTGCAGACGACACAACCGAAGAACTTGATATTACAGATTTGGTTAATATGACTAAGAGTATTAAGAAACAACTAGATGATACACAAGGCCAAGATACGGGTGCCACACAAAAATTAGATGATGTTTTTACAAAGTTGAATGATTTAGAAGCCAGATTAGGTGAAATGGATAATGTATTAGCAAAAATTGATCAATTAGGAGATCAAATTCAACAGGTTAAGCCAAAAACTCCAATGGAGAAACTTGAGATGAGATCATTGGATTCGTATCCATTTAATAAAAAGCCTGACGATTTTTTTGCCGAAAAACGAGGCGAAATGGAAAAAACAGGAAAAAATGAATACGTCCTTACTAAAGGAGATGTCGAAAATTATGGTAAATATGATGTAATGAAGTCATTTAACCCAAATATCGATCAAAACACATTTTAATACTTGAAAATTTCAAAATAATTATGTATCTTTAATTTGTCTGGGGAACACAGACAAGAAAATCATGACGAACTACCTACATTAGTGGGAGTGATGACTCATGAAGCTCACGGATTTCTAATTCGTGGGTAGTTCACTATATTAACTTATTTTCTAATACGCCGCACGCGGCAACGGATTTTTTAAAATGATTGGACTTTATATTAAATTAACATTATCGGCTTTGGAGGAACATATCTTCCGAAGCCGATTTTTATTTATTTTCAAAAAATCTTATTTGTTATTTGGTAATTATATATTTTTTACTTATATTTGATTACATAAAATTTTATTAACTAAATTAAATTAAATTATGGGAACATTTGAAGCAGTACAAGAACAGTACGAAAAAAACAAGAAAGCCGCAGGCGGCAACAAATTCGCCTCTCAAGAGGAACGAATGAAGAAGTATTTTACCACCGTATTACCGAAAGGTTCTGAAAGTGAGGAAAGACGGGTACGCATCTTATCTCCAAAAGATGGATCGACGCCGTTTGTAGAGGTATTTTTCCACGAAGTACAGGTGGATGGAAAATGGGTTAAACTTTGGGACCCGAAGCAGGAACATAAACGTTCTCCCTTGAACGAAGTTAAAGACAGCCTTGAAGCTACTGGCGTCGAATCTGACAAAGAACTAGCGAAATCCTATCGCTCACGTAAATTCTTTGTTGTAAAAGTAATTGACAGAGATCATGAGCAAGACGGCCCAAAATTCTGGAGATTTAAGAATAACGCCAAAGGGGAAGGCGTTTTTGATAAAATCTACCCGATTTGGAAAAATAAGGGTGACATCACCGATCCCGTTAAAGGTCGTGATTTGATTCTTTCATTATCCCTTACCACATCAGGCACAGGCAGAGTGTATACAGTAATCAATTCTATCATTCCAGAAGATCCTAGTCCATTACATGAAAATGAGGAGACGGCACAGAAATGGCTTAATGATCTTCTTGTATGGTCAGATGTTTATGCTAAGAAACCAGAGGAGTATCTCGATATGGTCGCCCAAGGGGAAACCCCAAAATGGGATAATGATCTTAAAAAATGGGTTTCAGCGGCAACAGCAGAAGAAACAATTGCTGGATCAGTACCAGGTAAAGTTCCTGAAGATCCACAAGCGGAGGCAGAACCCGATGACGAGGCAGATTTACCTTTTTAATCTAACTAATCGCCCACATCTATTAAAGGTGTGGGCGATTTAATAATTTTTTTATAATAATAGATATGGCAATTAAAAAACAAGATTTTTCAGCAATAAAAAAGAAATATTCAGAAGAGGCATCATTTAAGCCTGACAGATATTTTGATTTGGGGGACGCTTTTTTGGATGCTTGCGGCATTCCAGGCCCCGCTATGGGGCATTTAAATATGTTATTAGGACATAGTGATACAGGAAAAACCGTTGCTCTAATTAAAACGGCAATAGACGCACAGAGAAAAAATATATTACCTGTTTTTCTTATTACAGAACAAAAATGGACATTTGAACATGCAAAACTGTTAGGATTTCAATGTGAAAAGGTGGTTAAAGAAGATGGAAGTTTTAATTGGGACGGATTTTTTCTTTTTAATAATCATTTTGATTATGTTGAACAAATTACAGATTATATTACTAGCTTACTTGATGCTCAAGATAAGGGAGAGATAGATTATGATTTATGTTTTTTATGGGATTCTGTGGGTTCTGTTCCATGTAAAATGACATTTGACGGCAAGGGTGGAAAACAAGCGACCGCATCGGTATTATCGGATAAAATAGGAATGGGACTAAACCAGAGAATTACTGGATCACGTAGGTCAGATAGAAAATATACGAACACAATGATTATGTCCAATCAGGCATGGGTTGAATTACCAGATGGGCCATTTGGACAGCCAAGAATTATGGCTAAAGGGGGAAATGCAGTATGGTTAAATTCAACGTTTGTATTTTTATTCGGAAATCAGAAAGGAGCAGGCATAACTAAGATATCCATCACGAAAGATGGTAGAAAAATTAAAATAGCAACGAGAACTAAAATTAGTGTAATGAAAAATCATCTCACTGGACTTGGTTATGAAGACGGTAAAATATTAATAACAGCTCATGATTTTATGAAGGCAAAGAACGAGGCCGAAGAAAAAAAATCTATCGAAGAATATAAAAAAATTGCTGGGGAATATATTAGTGAGAAATTAGGTGTTTCTATATCAGAAATAATAAACGCAAATATTATACGTGAGGAAGATACCGAATAGGATGTTACAAAAAATTTGCAGTAAATGTGGATTAGAAAAAGAATTAGATGACTTTGTTAAAAATAATAGGAGTAAATCTGGATATTCTTGTGTTTGTAGTACATGTAATAATGAAAGAAGTAAAAAATATAGAAAAAATAACTCACAAAAATGTTTAAAACTTACACGAGATTGGTGTCATAAACATCCTGAATGGGTTTATAATAGGTATAAAAAATATCGATTAGAAAATCCTGAAAAAATTAATGAAAATCATAAAAATTTTTATAAAAATAATCCAGAAAAAAGAAAAGAATATCGTAAAAATTATAAACCAAGAAAAAGAGAGAGAAGAAAAGAAAGACAAAAAGATGATCCAGTTTATAAAATTACTAATAATGTACGAGGCAGAATGTATAAATATCTAAAAAAACTTAATATAACGAAAAGAAATAGGACATTCGAAATTGTTGGAATGTCTCCATCAGATTTAAAGGAATATTTAGAAAAACAATTTACTGATGGAATGAATTGGGAAAATCACGGGCAATTTGGTTGGCATATTGATCATAGGATGCCATTAGATTCAGCAAAAACGGAAGATGAATTATATAAATTATGTCATTACACAAATCTTCAACCTTTATGGTGGTTAGATAATATTCATAAATCTACTAAAATCATTTGATTTTTCGAAAATTTTATGTATCTTTAATAATATATAAAAATAAAATTTAAAAATAAAAAACATGAAGAAACTATTAATTTTATTGGCCTTAGTTGTCATATCAATTTCGGGATTCTCACAAAGTAAGTGGGATGGATTTTTTAAACCTGTTACTCCACAACAATTTCAAAGTTATCTTAAAGGAGTTTCGGCTGTAAATCCCAACGTGTGGTTATTTAGGCCAGCAGTTTCAATTGCTGCAACAATAGTAACATATGATCGTGTTACAAAAGAATGGAACGCAACGGCATTTAATTCCGTTGGTATGGGTATCGGTTATCAACATTATATTGATCTTAACGGTGCTCCATATAATAATTTTGGTTTTAACGCATTAGTATTTGTTAATGCCACTCCCGATGCCTCATTATCATTTGCAGGTACAGTAAGCGCATTAAAATTTATTGATGTCGGTGGCGGATACAATGTAGGAACAAAAAATCCTTTTGTTTTATTGGGTGTCAAGTACAATTTCTAGTATTTACGAATAATTTCTATGAATGACCACTTTACTGGTTGACGGCGATAACCTACTGACTATAGGGTACTTCGGTGTAAAAAATTACTTCTACAAGGGTGAACATATTGGGGGAATATATCATTTCCTCAATACCCTAAGAAGATCTTTCGAAAATTATCACCTTGATAAAATAGTGGTTTTTTGGGATGGAGAGGATGGATCTCTGTCACGTAAAAAAATATATTCCTATTACAAAGATAACCCCAAAAAGCCAAAGAGTGAGAACGAAATCAATTCTTATAATTATCAAAGACAGAGAATTAAACAATATTTAGAAGAAGTATATGTTCGGCAGGGAGAATATAAATATTGTGAGACCGATGATTGCATTGCATACTATACCCAGATAACCCCAGATGAAAAGAAAATCATTTTCTCGTCTGATGGAGATCTAACACAACTTGTTAACGAAAAAACGCAACTCTATAACCCATCACATCATAAATTATATAAGCCAAAAGATACGTTTGTTTATGACCACGAAGAGATTTTAATTGAAAATATCAAATTGGTTAAAATGTTGTGTGGTGACCCTTCTGACAATATAGCGGGAATCCGAAATCTTGGAATTAAAAGATTAAAGGAGATGTTTCCTGAAATTGTAACTCAACCCTTGACCTTGGAATATGTTAGGTATAAAACTAATTTTCTTTTCGAACAGGATAAGGAAAATAAAATTATACAGAATCTCATAACAGGGGTTACTAAACGTGGAGTATTTGGTGAAGAATTCTTCCAGGTTAATAATAGTATTGTAAGTTTGGATGAGCCGATATTGACCGAAGAAGCAAAGGAAAATATAAAGGTGTTGATAACCGATAACCTAGACCCCGAAGGAAGGTCATATAAGAACACAATGAAAATGATGATGGAAGATGGATTATTTCAAGTTCTTCCTAAATCAGATGATGCGTGGATAAAATTTCTTAATCCATTCCTCAGATTAACCAGAAAAGAAAAAAATAAACGTTATACAAATATAAAAAGATAAAAATATGCAATACCAAGATCCTAATAAATTCGAATTTCTCCTGACGCTAGAGAAAAATATAGTTATTCAGAGATATTTTAGTGTTCCAAACTATAATCCAAAAACCAAAAATTCACTCAATTTATATGAGTGCGTAAAAGAAATTTGTAAAGAAATTTCGGAAGATTTAAAAATAAAAACATTGGATTATTTAACCGAAGATCATAAATCTTTTCTTGCTTTCAATCATGAAGAATTTACTGCCAGGCCCGATGAAGAATATTTTTTATTAAGAATATTATTGGGTGAAGATGTATTTATTTCTAGGATATTTCCCGCTCATATTTATCATCCAAAAGCAAGATATGCTGTGGATATTAGGCCAAAAGTTAGAAGAATATTATCAGATTTAACGAATGTTTTATCATCTGAAGTATTGGATAACAGATACCTACAATATGAGATAAAATAGGAGCAAAAGATATATGAACGAAAAGAATTTTGGATACTTGGGGACGACATTTCAACAGTCGCTACTAAAAGCAATAATTGAGGATAAAAAGTTCGCTGTAACAATAGTTGATGTAATCGATAGTAAGTACTTCGATGGTCCATACTTCAAATATATTATGGAGAACATCAAAGAGCTTTATACGACATTTAAAACTATTCCCAATTACGAGACTTTATCACAAAAAATACTGGCAGAAAATACTAGTGCATCAAGTAAAATAAATCTTGATACATTATATGCTATCAGAGACAAAGAAGTAGAAGATAATGGGTATGTGAAGCTCACAGCTCTCAATTTTTGCAGACAGCAAGTATTGAAAAGGGCACTGAAAGAGTCAGAGGAGATTATGGATAATGGAGATTTTGAAAATTATACTAAAATTGAAGATAAAATTCAAAAAGCTCTACAAATTGGCACCACAACACATGAAGTCGTTGATATTAGTGAAGGTGTGTTAGAATCACTGGAAGAAGATTCAAGAATACCATTCCCAACAGGAATTGTGGGTATTGATAATCTTCTTAAAGGTGGTATTGCAAAAGGTGAATTAGCTATTTTACTCTCGCCCACAGGTATTGGAAAAACGACATGGTTAAGTAAAGTTGCAAATTCAGCATATAATACAGGAGCGAATGTTTTACAGATATTTTTTGAAGACAATATGAGAGATATTCGTAGAAAACATTATGCAGTTTGGACACATATAACACCTGATGAACAACCTAAGCATAAGCATGACATTGCTGGAATGATTGACTATATGCAAAGTCAGAAGAAAAATTTTCTTAAACTTGTTAAATACCCATCTGGAACTCTTTCTATTAATGATATTAGAAATAAAATTAGGAAGTTAGAATCTGAGGGGCTTAAAATTGATCTATTGGTTTTAGATTATGTTGATTGTATTACTAGCGAAGGAACAATGAATGGTGAAGAATGGAAAGGTGAAGGGGCAATTATGAGAAGCCTCGAATCAATGACCGATGAATTTAATATTGCTGTATGGACAGCAACCCAAGGAAATAGATGTGTCGGGATTGATACATTAGTTGATATAATAGATAAAGGACAAATTAAAATTAAAAATGTAATGAAAGGTGATTTAATTAAAACGCATAATGGATATAAAAAAATAAGTTACATATTTCCCATTGAGAAACAACCAGTATATAAAATTAAAACAAAGTCAGGCAAGGAAATTAATGTATCATCTAAACATTTTTTCCCAACGAAATATAAACAATTAAAATCAATAGAAAGCGGATTATCTATTGGAGATGTTTTATTGTTGGAAAAATAAAATATTTGTGTTGATGTTAATTTTTTATTTTAAGCGTATATTTATAATAAAAATATTATGGGGAAAATATCATTAGACGTTTTTTTAAATTATAAAAAGATCAGAGATATTAGAAATAAAATTACAAATGATCAGATGAACGAAGTTTATAAAATTATAAAATATTATAAAACTGATAATATTGGAAATAGACTGGTTAACATCAGAGATTTTATTCTTTATGGAGTTGAGGATAATTGGTTAGATAGATTAAAAATCATTACAACTACTATAAAAAACGATGTTGTTAGTGAATATTCATGTAAAATACGTTATGGTGATAAATGGGATGAGAAAAGAAAAAGTCACATATCTAAAACGAGAATGGATAAAAAAAAATTTATCGAGCTTTATGGCGAGGACGAAGGAATTAAAAAATGGAAAGAAAGAAATGAAAAAGTAAAAAGTTATGGGATAAAATATATGATTGAGAGATATGGTGAAAAAGAGGGCAAAATAAAATGGGAAAAAACATTGAATCAAAAAATTGAAACGATGAAAAAGAGAAAAAAAATTAAACCATATCGTAATGGATTAACATTAGTAGAATACCAGAAAAAATATGGAATTGACGATGGGTATAAAAGATGGATAATAAAAAACGAAAAGCAAAGTTACCGTAGATCAATTGAATATTATTTAGAGACATATGGGAAAGAGAATGGATTAATTTTATGGAATGAGTATTGTGAAAGTATGAGTAAAACAAGTTTAAATTCTTTTATTGAACGATATGGCGAAATAGAAGGAAATAAAAGATATAATTGTATGGGAGACAAATTGAGGTATAAATCATCACAGGAATATTATATTAAAGAATATGGAAATGACAATGGAATAATAAAATATCAAGAATTAATTAATAAGAAAATTAATTATTTTAGCACTAAATATTCTAAAATTTCTCAAGATTTATTTTGGAATATATATGAACGTCTTGAAAATAAAGAAAATTGTTATTTTGCGGAATTAAATGACGAATATGTTTTTTATGCCTATAAAAATGACTTAACAATAATAAATGTAGATTTTAAATATAATGAAAAAATAATTGAATTTGATGGAGAGTATTGGCATTCATCAAATAAGCAGAAAATAATTGATAAAAATAGAGATGATTTTTTAAAATTAAAAGGATATAAAATTCTAAGAATCAATGAAATTTTATATCATAAAAATAAAGAACAAACAATAAATGAATGTATTAATTTCTTAAAAAATTAACATGAAGCATAATTTAAATTTAGACGATTTCAAATTGGATGAAATAATAAGTATTGAGTTAATTGGTGAAGAAGAAACTATTGACATATCAGTCGAAGATACAGAAATGTTTTATGCAAATGATATATATACCCATAATTCATCAATGTCTTCAGAAATCGTTACTGCTGATCAAATGGGCGGTAATATTAAGAAAGCTCAAGTCGGGCATGTGGTTATTTCAGTTGCTAAAACTCTTGAACAGAAAGAAAATAATCTTGCAACTGTTACATTACTTAAAAGCCGTATCGGTAAAGATGGAGTGGTTTTTGGAAATTGTAAATTTAATAACGAATTACTCGAAATTGATACTGATACACAAAATACTCTTCTTGGCCATGCTGAAGAAAAAGCTATACAGAAAAAAGAACATATTTTAGACGTGTATAAAAAATCTATAATAGAGAAAGAAGAAATGAAGCATAGAAAAGAAGAAATCAGGGAAGAAATTACTGGCGAAATACATCCTAATCATAATTTTGATGAACCAATTCATGTTGAGGCTCCTCCACCAGGCGTGGGACTTGGCAGTGTGATAGGAACTGTGGAAGTAAAGAGTCCAACAATATCCGATTTATCCCAAGAAGAAAAAAATCACCGACTTGCTGAATTATCTAAGCAAAAAAAGCATAAGGTTGAAGAAATAGAGGTAAATAGCGGGTAGAGAACCATAGGAGAAATGCACAACGGAAAAAAATAAAGAATAAATTAAATATATAATTTTATGGATTTATCACAAAAAATACTATCTGATTTAACGGTTTATATGAAATATGCAAAATATATTCCTGCTCTAAATAGAAGAGAAACTTGGGACGAAATAGTCACAAGGAATATGAACATGCATATAAAAAAATATCCTAAACTAAAGGAGGAGATCATCGAAGCTTATAAGATGGTATATGATAAGAAAGCGTTACCCTCTATGAGGTCATTACAATTCGGAGGTAAGCCTATTGAGATTAGTCCAAACAGAATTTATAATTGCGCGTATCAACCAATAGACCATATTGATGCATTTTCTGAAACAATGTTTCTCCTTCTCGGAGGAACAGGAGTTGGGTATTCCGTACAAAAACATCATGTGGAAAAATTACCAGAAATTAGAAAGCCAAATCCAACGAGAACAAGAAGATACTTAGTAGGTGATAATATTGAAGGATGGGCCGATTGCATAAAAGTTTTAATAAAATCATACTTTGGTTTATCTTTGTCCGTTCCTGTTTTTGATTATTCTGATATAAGGCCCAAAGGAGCTCTATTAGTTACTTCAGGTGGAAAAGCGCCAGGTCCACAACCCTTAAAAGATTGTGTACATAACATTAGTAAAATACTTGAATCAAAACAGGATGGTGAAAAATTAGAAACTATTGAAGTTCATGATATTATTTGTTTCATTGCTGATGCGGTTTTGGCGGGTGGAATAAGAAGGGCAGCTCTGATATCTCTATTCAGCGCCGACGACAGTGAAATGATATCATGTAAGAATGGTTTATGGTGGGAATCCAATCCTCAAAGAGGAAGGTCAAATAATTCTGCGATTCTTTTGAGGCATCGAATAACAAAAGAATTTTTTATGGATTTATGGAAAAGAATTGAGGCTTCAGGATCAGGTGAACCAGGAATTTATTTATCCAATGATAAAGAGTACGGAACAAATCCATGTTGTGAAATCTCATTGAGATCCAATCAATTCTGTAATTTGTGTGAGGTTAATGTTTCAGATATAGAGTCACAGGAAGATTTAAATCAAAGAGTTAGAGTAGCCTCTTTTATTGGAACATTACAAGCAGGATATACTGATTTTCACTATCTAAGGGAGGTATGGAAGAGGACGACAGAAAAAGAAGCATTGATTGGAGTATCGTTAACAGGTATTGGGTCAGGTAGAATATTAAACTTTGATATGAAAGCCGCCGCTAAAATTGTTAAAGATGAAAATATTCGAGTATCCGCTTTAATTGGTATAAATAAATCTGCAAGAACAACAACTGTTAAGCCAAGTGGAACAGCATCTTTAGTTTTAGGAACTTCAAGTGGAGTTCATGCATGGCACAATTCTTTTTATATTCGTAGAATTCGTGTAGGTAAGAATGAGCCAATATATAGTTATTTAAGTATATATCATCCAGAATTATTGGAAGATGATTTCTTCAGACCACACGACACGGCAATTATTTCTGTTCCTCAAAAAGCTCCTGAAGGTTCTATATTGAGAACAGAATCTCCATTCCAATTACTGGAAAGAATTAAATTCATATCACAAAATTGGATTAAACCAGGACATAGAAGTGGATCGAATACTCATAATGTTTCAGCAACTATTAGTTTAAGAGAAAATGAATGGGACGCTGTGGGAGAATGGATGTGGGCATCAAGGGAATATTATAATGGTCTTTCAGTATTACCTTATGATACTGGATCGTATAAACAGCCTCCATTTACTGATTGTACTAAGGAAGAATATGAGAGATTAGTTAGCGTCTTACATAATATTGATTTAACTAAAGTTATTGAATTACATGATAATACAAATCTTGCAGGAGAATTAGCATGCGCGGGAAATAATTGTGAAATAAAATAAATTTAAGGGCACTATATTAAAAATAATTTAAATGATACCAGCAGAGTACAAAATTGTAAAAAATGATAAGTATATGGGCGGTTATTTTTTAACGCAATATGACTTACGAGCGCTTGTAAGGGATTTTCAAGCAGATTTCTACGATGGATTTGTCAGTAATGACATTTCTTACATCGAAGAATGGTTAAAAAAACACGACCATATCGAAAAGTAATTTTAAACCCGTCTAATTCGACGGGTTTTTATTTTTCATATAATTATCTTTTTTATTTCATTATATTTATGAAATATGGCAACATACGGTATAGATTATCCATTTAGGGATAGTGCGATTGGAAATTATGTAAGAATGACATCTACTCCTGAGAGAGAAGTAAGAGCGGATCTTATACATTTACTTTTAACAAGAAAAGGTAGTAGGTATTTTTTACCTGATTTCGGTACTAGATTATATGAATATATTTTCGATCAAAATGATGTGGTATCGTTTAATCATATAGAAGACGAAATAAGAGAAGGAATAAGAAAATATATACCAAATTTAGATGTAAATTCAATAGCTATTATGTCGGCAGAAGATGATCCAGAAACACCGTCAATGCCACAAGAAGATGAAGATGCTCGCTTATTTAGAGTTTCTGATGATTCGTCTAAGCCATACACAGCAAGAGTTAAATTAGATTATACTGTTAATAATGGAACATTTTCAACATCAGATTTTATAATAATAAACATTTAATATGTCAAAAGGAATATCATATGCCCAAAGGGATTTTGCCAGTCTTAGAGATGACTTGGTTAAATTAACACAACAATACTATCCAGATTTAATTTCTAATTTTAACGATGCTTCAATCTATTCGGTATTATTAGATTTAAATGCCGCTGTAGCTGATAATCTACATTTTCATATTGATAGAGTATGGCAAGAAACAATGTTGGACTTTGCTCAGCAAAGACAATCGTTATTTCACATTGCTAAAACATATGGAATTAAATTACCAGGATTAAGGCCATCTGTGGCTTTATGTGATTTTAGTATAAATGTGCCAGTTAATGGAGATAAAGATGATGAAAGATATGAAGGAATACTAAAAGCAGGATCTCAAGTTTCAGGTGGAGGACAAGTTTTTGAAATTGTTGAAGATGTGGATTTTTCAAGCCCTTTTAATAGTAGAGGTGAATCCAATAGATTAAAAATACCGAATTTTAATACCAATAAAAAATTAGTATCATATACAATAACAAAAAGAGAAGCTGTCATTAATGGTATAACAAGAATATATCGAAAAGTTATTACTGATGTGGATCAAAAGCCATTTCTAAAAATATATCTTCCTGAAAAAAATGTTTTGGGAGTGATGTCAGTTATACACAAAGACGGAACGAGTTTTGGCGGAAATCCAACATCAGATGAATTCATTTCTTCGCTAAATAAATGGTATGAAGTTAAATCATTGATCGAAGATAAAGTTTTTATTGAAAATTCAACGGCAGCATCTGATAGTGACAATTTCAAAGCAGGTGATTATGTTAAAGTTACTAATAAATTTTGTGCAGAATACCTGCCAGAAGGCTACTTTATGTTAACTTTCGGATCTGGTAATGTCGATCCAATGGATAACTTAGACAATTATATGAGTGGATCAATGAAAGTAAACCTTGCTACATTCTTGAATAATATATCGCTGGGAGCAATACCAAAACCAAACACGACATTGTTTATAAAATATAGAATTGGCGGAGGTAAAGATACAAATATCGGTATTAGTGTTATAACAACTATGGATTCATATGATTATATGGTAAATGGGCCAAATACTTCAATAAATAATCAAGTAAATCAGTCAATGAGAGTAACGAATGTTACGCCAGCAATCGGTGGAGCGGACGCCCCAACAATTGAAGAAATAAGAAATATGGTAGCATATAATTTTGCTGCACAAAATAGAGCAGTAACATTAAATGATTATAAATCAATGATTGAAACTATGCCGTCTACTTATGGAGCGCCAGCAAAAGTTAATGTAATGGAAGAAGATAATAAAGTTAGAATTAAAATGTTGTCATATGATGAAAATGGTAATTTAATTGATACTGTCTCAAATACATTAAAAAATAACGTATTAAATTATCTTTCTAATTATAGGATGTTAAATGATTATCTAGATATACAAAGTGGTGAAGTAATAGATATGGGATTAGAAATCGATTTAGTTGTCAATAAAAATGAAAATTCAACCGATATTATAAAAACTGTTATTGACCAGACAACATCATTCTTTTCACCAACGAAAAGGAAAATGGGAGATCCGTTATTAGTTGGTGATTTAAAGAGAGAAATCGGGAATGTCGGCGGGGTTGTAAACGTGGTGGATATAAGAGTGTTTAATAAAACAGGAGGAAGTTATTCATCATCTCAAGTATCACAGTCATATGTGAGTGATGCAACTAAAGAAATTCGACAGTCTGATAGTACTATATATATGAAGTCAAATCAAATATTTCAGATTAGATTTCCTAATGTGGATATAAAAATAAGAACAAAAAATCTTTCTTCGACTACATATTAATTATTTTTAAATAAAAATGATTTTTCTATAAAATCACGATATTTATATTCGATGATTAAATCGTATAAATATCGAATCGAACCGACTAGGACTCAACAAGAACTAATAAACAAACATATTGGTAGTTGTAGATTTTTATATAATCTCGCTTTAGAAACGAAGCAAACCGCATATGCCGGCAACAAAGTTAATTTAGGATGTTTTGATTTAATGAAACAACTTCCTGATTTAAAAAAAGAATGTGCTTGGCTTAAAGAAATTAACTCACAATCATTGCAACAATCAATAACGCATTTGGATAACGCTTTTACTAAATTTTTTAAGGGACAAGCAGATTTCCCAAATTTTAAAAAGAAATCAGCAAGACAATCTTTTAACATACCACAAAATGTTATTGTGGATTTTGATAATAATAAATTGATCATTCCTAAATTTAAAAAAGGTATTAAAATTATATTACATAGAGTATTTAAAGGAATCATCAAACAAGCCACTATTAGTAAAACACCGACGGGTAAATATTTTGTGTCGATATTAGTTGAAAATAATATAGTAACTCCGATTAAATCCAATATAACCATTAATAATACCATTGGAATTGATTTGGGTATTAAATCATTTTTAGTTACTTCTGATGGATTGAGGTTCGATAATCCCAAATTTTTTAAAAAATCAGAATCAAGATTAAAATATATTCAGAGTAAATATTCAAAATATAAAGGTAAACGAACAAAACATAGATTAAATATTTTGTATGAATATGTTACTAATCAACGCAAAGATTATTTAAATAAAATTTCAACGCAACTAATCAAGAGCCACGATAGTGTTGCCACTGAAAATCTTAATATTAAGGGTATGTTACAAAATCATAACCTATCTCAATCAATTTCAGATGTTGGATGGGGAATGTTTGTTGATATGTTGAAATATAAATCAGAATGGTATGGTAAAAATATTTTACAAATTGGAAGATTCGAACCATCAAGTAAAACTTGTCATATTTGTGGCAATATTAATAAAGAACTCGAATTGAAAGACAGAGAATGGATATGTAATGGTTGTGGTACTGTACATGATAGAGATTTTAACGCCGCTATAAATATTAAGAATTTTGCTTTAAGAAATTATTTGTCTGTGGAACATAGACAAGAAAATCATGACGAACTGCCCACATTAGTGGGAGTGATGACTCATGAAGCCCATAAATTTTAGTTAGAGGGTAGTTCACGTATCTTATGGAAAACTGAAAAGTTTCTATTTATAAGAATAGTTCACATATGAGATGATACAAAAACACAGAATATATACCAATATCGGAAGAGATCAAAAGGTTAATGTTGAAATTTTAGATACATATGATTTGATTGAAATACTCTCACTAAAATTCTCGCAGAAAGACATATATGCATCAGGTAATTGTTCTGAATATGGAGTTGTTGTAGGTCGTATTTCAGCTAATAATGGGTTTGGCGTTCCTAACGCAAAAGTCTCAATTTTTATTCCTCAAAGCGATCTCGATGTAGATGATCCGGTTATTTCGAAATTATATCCATATACAAGTGTGATCGATAAAGATGAAAATGGGTATCGATATAATTTACTACCAGCAAGACAGCAGCATTCAGGACACGCTCCAACAGGAACATTTTTTGATCAAGAAGATATCTTGACAAGAGAAGAATGTCTTGAAGTATTCGAAAGTTATTACAAATATACTGTTAAAACAAACAGTTCTGGAGATTTTATGATATGGGGAGTTCCAGTTGGAACCCAAGTTTTACATGTTGATATTGATTTATCAGATATTGGTTGTTTTTCACTTAGGCCATATGATTTTATTAAAAGGGGCGTTGGACTTGATGAATTTGAAAGATATTATAAATTTAAATCAAGTTCCGACATTGATGGGTTACCACAAATAATTTCATATGATCAAACTATAAATGTGTATCCATTTTGGGGTAATGAAGAATTATGTGAAATAGGAATAACAAGAACAGATTTCGATTTATCAAGTAAAGGTATTAAAATAGAACCAATATCATTAATCCTAGCATCAGCGGTGACAGATGATAATAGTGATGCTGTTAAAAGAAGCGGAAGAATCAAAAAAAATACAGGATATAAATGTAATTTACAAACTACAAGTGGAAGTGTTGAGTGTATTCGCTATACGGGGCGTAAAGTTTATGCATCTGATGGTGTTACACTTTATCCAGAATTAGAAACTTTAAACATTACTGAAGTTATTGATGAAGACGGCATTATTATGGCAGTCTTACCAATGAATTTAGAGTATGTTTATACAAATGAATTTGGAGAACAAGAAACAACAAACGACGCAAATAAAGGGATTGCTACCACAGCTATTGCTAGATTTAGATTTGGATTAGATGTATCAGATGGTAAAATAACAACTGCAAAATATCTCGTACCAAATATTAGAGAATTTAATCCAAATTCTCAGGGGACATCTTATGGGTATGGCGATGATATAGAATTCAATGAAGGCATGTTAGCAACATATCAATTTTCAGAAGTATTTGAAGATTATATAACTGTGATCCCTCCAACAGGTACAACATCATTAGTTACAACAAATTACGGCACGTCTGAGAAATCACATAAAAAAGATTTAATGCTTGGAATTAATAATAATAACATACCTGAAGATTATTTTTATAAATTTATATATGGTAAAGTATATACCGTTTCATCATTTCAGGGATCTCATTTTGATGGAAATAAACGAGATTCATTTTTAGGCATTAAACAAATAAGACCAACGGCAGATGAAGATTGTGCATCCAGCGCCAACTATTTCCCAACTAATTTTGGATTTAAAAATAGAGCTAAGTTTAATTTAATATTATCTCAGGTATTGTTGTTTTTACAATATATTGTTACCGTTATTTTTGTAAAGATTGGTGAATTATTGGGAAAATTTTTCTATGCAATACATAGTTTTTTTTACGGATTAGGTCTTGGTTCGTGGAGGCCATTCAGAAGATTTTCTGAACAATTAGAAGATTTAGCATATAGAATTCAAGATAGGTTTACGCAACAACTTCCTCTAACAATTTATCCAGATTGTGAGGAATGCTCAACTGTAAATGAATCCGTGATATCTGATACATCATATGCTGATTCATATTGTAGAATGGCTGAAATCAAAATGGAAGTTCATCTTAATTATTCATGGGGGCCAAATATTAATGCAATCGGATTTGTTGTTCCGAATAATCTCCCGCCAACAGATGACATCTGGCGTAACACTATAACAGATTCAACATTTTTGACTGGAGTAACGGAAACCTCTAATTTCTTTCCTGGAGAATATGCAAGAGATCCTGATAGTCCATGTGTAGGAGCTCCAGCATTAGATTTTTCAGCTCTTGATATGTTATCAGATGTAACTAATTTGATATATATCGATGGATTAGGTACAGTGCCAAGATATGTGGTTGAAATATACGGGTGGGCAAATGTAACCAGGCAAACAATTATAAGTGAGTATGTTTCAAATCTTCAGTCGCCGATCCAGAGTTCCGAGGATATAACATTTGTTGATTATGGCGGAAATTGGCAAGTGACATATCCTTCTGATGTGTTTGAAGAATTAACAGGTATCAATAATTCCGATCCATTTGTTGATACTTATCTATATGTTGTTATAAGAATATACGATAGGGCATACGCAAAAGAGGTAATATTAACAGGCACAACCACTACTGAAATTGAAGAAGGGTGTACTAAATATGACAAGACATATAATGAGGGTATAAGAATGTCATATATTTGGTCATCTGGAACAACATATGGAAGTACTTATTTACCTCTTCATCCTAGTAGTGGAGTATATTTGGAAGATCCGACATATATGGAATCTATTCTTCCAGATGCGATTCGCGTTAATTTGTTATCAACAGTAATTGGTCGAACAGGAGCTCTGAGAATGCCGAGATATGTGCCTTACCGTAGAATAGGGAGAGGAATATATGATAGAAAAACCAAATCTGGGTATTCTGAATTTAGAGATGGTGAGTTCACTATAATTCCAGTAATAAGAGGTAGAAGTAATAACACTCCAGCTATACAAGAATGGTATAGACGAAAAAGAATCGGATTATCGTTTTGTGGAGGTGTTGTAAATTATTCTTTTATAGATAATTGGTTAAATGGTTTATTATATTTTTTCAAATTTGATAAAAGAGTTCGATGGGATAATGAAGATATATATGATCTAAATCAAAGAGGAACCAGATATCCACGAGAACTTGTTTTCTTTAATATATTGGATAAGAATTTTTATTATAGAAGCACGCCCTATAATTTAGCAAGTGGGTTTATAGGACAAACGAATCCAACCAGCGGCGCCAAGGAAATTCTACACCCTACCACCTTTTATGATGTGGGAGTTAGGGATGAATTTTTATATGAAATATGTTATGATCCTGCGGTTGACCCAGCATGCTCGGTAATCAGGGATATCGGATCAACATCTTATCAGGACGCGGCAAATATTGTAGAGTATGCAATAAACTATAGGATGGATATTACTAATTCGAATTTTGATATTAATGATTTTTTTGACGGCCCAGCATATAATCATAGAATAAAAGTTTTTGATGGAGATATTACCCAATTGATATCAATTAATTGTGAGGCAGGTATTGAGGCTTTTGATTTAGATAGCCCTCATTATTATATGTATAATGATGAATATTTAGATCCTGAAGATATAAATTTTGCTGAATATTTTAAATCGGGTAATGATTTCGGCCCAACACCAATAGATTTAAAATTCGATTCTAATGGGGCTCATATTAGAATGTGTCTTAATAATAGATTAGGTGATTATTCACAAACAGTTCCATTTTATTTATGGGATAAAGGAGGTACAGGGTTTGGAGGTTACGGGCCTATATCCGATGATCAAGCGTGGGACAAGACAGCAATTGCCTCAATGCCACTACAAAGAATGTTCTCTATAAGCGGAGTAACCGAAACCACAATTTATGATTCTTTGTTTTTAAGAATAGGAAGAACAAATTATTTAATGCCTGATGGTGAGGAAGAGTATCTTTTAATGCCAATGACAATAGACCATAGTACATTTAGTGTAACTGGCAGTACTGTAGATATATTAGAACGGTTTGAAATAATTAGTTACTATCCAGCTGATGAATCGCCAAATGGGGCATTACAATATATAGAAGGTGATTTGTGGTTATATGTCACATTAGGATCAATAAAGGATCCACAAAAAGGTCTTATATATGTTGTTGTTAATAAAACATGGACATTGCAACCATATGAATATGTAAAGGGAGATAGAGAAACATTTATATTTCAAACTGTTCAAAATTATGACGGGCGACATCAAGTATTATCATCTCCTTTCTTATTTTATTTTGGATTAAGACCCGGAAATTCAGCATTAGATTTGTTAATTAAATATTTTGGGCCAAAAGGGGCATTTTCAACTGGCGTAGTCGGTTGCCCGATTCCTGATATAACGCCAACGCCAAGCCCAATACCACCTACTCCAACAGTAACAGTAACGGCAACTCCAATAGTAACACCTACTCCTTATCCACCTGAAGCATTCTATTATAGATTAGTTAAATGTGTTGAAGGTTATATAGGTAATTATTATTATGCACAATCTCTTTCAGGATATCTTAGTTCAGGAAATCTTGTATGGGGAGGAGTCAATTGTGATCCAAATTACGCATATATAGTTGCTGGATCTACAACAACTGAACAGGATTATATAGATTTAGGTTATATGAATATTGGCATTGTATCATTAGATTCGTTTGGTCATAGCGCATGTGTAGATTGTGAAGGCAATCCTATTGCACCGCCGACTACTCCTACACCACCCGCATTTGTAGCATATGGGGTTTATTTAATTAGTAGTTACGGTTCGTCAATTTTAGCTTGCGCTGGAGGATCACCAACGGGAACATTATATATGCCTGAGGGCCATTATCCACCAGTTCCTGGCGACTACATATATAATGATTCGGATTGTACGGATAATTTCATAGGTGATGGAAATTGGTATAGAGCAATTAGAAATGGTATTTGGTACGCATTACAAATAACTGCAAGCGGACTTGTAAATGATGTTGTTAATTGTTAAAAGAAATGGAAAAGAAACAAATCATATTACCAAAATTAAGATACGAAAAGGCGCCAGCAATCGATAGTCAGATACGTATTGGTTTTGAGGAAGAAAAATCTTTATTACGAACTGATGATAGAGATATTGTTCTTGATTTGTCCGAACAATTTGCAAAAGAAAGGTCAGATTGTAACAGATATATGATATATGGTAAAATGAAAATGGTATTTAGAAATTTATATCTTGGAGTATCTGATTATGACTATTTAAAACAAAGATTAGCATTATATAGTGATGGAACAGATGGATGTTATGCTGGATATCTTCCATATGATGAATTTGCGTTTTTAAGAAACGACATATATAGGGAAGCAGTAGATCCAATGTCAATGAGTTCTTTGGATACATTTTCTGGATTCACTCTTATTACATCTGGAACAACATTGCATCAAGAAATTACAGCGCTTAATGCCCCTCATTTTAATTGGAATCTTTATATGACCTACATATATGATCATAATGCCGAATTTCCAATGAAGTATACATTATCAGGCACAATAAAAACTGAAGGCGACAATATATTAACTTTTCTTAGTGGCGACGGAATTCCGTTTAGAGTCCAAACGGGGACAACTGAGTATATTCTGACGAGTCCAGTTATTCATGGTATTAATCAAGGAGAATTTGTAATAATAAATTCAATACCTTATTATGTTAATTCTATCGGAAACGAGGTTTATAATTCAGAGAATTATGTTATAAATATTGCAAAATCACAATTAACGGGCGGTACGTTTAATACATTAGTAAATGGTAAAAGATGTACCGATATAAATGATATAAACAATTCTACTTCAGAGTACTATGTGCACATACATAAAGTATTAACATCTATAGATGATTATATTTTAGATAAAGTTGGATTTGAATCACCAATTTGGCAAGATGAAAAGAGATTATTATTTGAAAATAGCGCGGGAATAAATGATGTGGTTGTGGAAAGAAATCGGATGGAAGCGGTTTTATTTGATTTTAAAGAACCTTTTATATTAACTGGAATTACCAATAATTTAGGATATACCCCAACTGATATATATATGTCGATGGTTTTTAGAAATGGTAATGGATTTTTCGAATACCCGCCTAAAGTTGGATATAAATTTAATTTTCACGATTTATGGATTGATGATCATTTTAGTGGAAATACATCATCAGAAATAGGATTATCTGGTGACACATTTGTTAGAGACGGAATTACATTTACATCAGGAAGAACAATGTCGGAAGGCGATATTTTATTTGGCGCATTTGTTGAATATAATCCTAAAGAGATGAAAGAAAGAATAATATCCGAATCGTTTCATAAAATAGTTAGTAATGTAAATGTATTTAATCATGGGCAAACATTAACTACAACATATTCTGGCGCAACTGATGACAATCCTATAGGGTTATATTATCAACCACACTATAGATTTAAAATGAGAGAATTATCCCCATATACAGAAACATCAAATACTGATAAAGTAGAGAATTTACCTGAAAACACAAGATATTTCTCCAGTGAAAAATTATGGAGGTGGAGAGATTTATATGATGACGGATATATTGATATTGATGGATATGGCACAGATTATCCATATATGAATAACATTCATTACATACATAGAGATATTAATTTCTATTTAAGAAATGAACAAATTTTTACAAATAAAAAAGATGGCCTTATTAGCTTCTTTGTAAAAGGAGCAGACGAATGTCACGCAGTATTACTTAATCCAACTGTAACAGTAACAACAACAGTAACGCCAACAGTAACTCCCACTCCGCCAGCTTCAGGAAATTTTATTTTGGATCCAGCATATGGCATTAAGTTTTCTGGCATAGGTGGAAATGGAATACCGTCATTTGTATATCCAGTAACTGGCACAACCATATTAACATATACTGGAACAATATCGAGTCAAACATTATCTGTGGAAGTTTATGGCGTACCAACCCCAAATTCAACTAAATTTTTAAATCTTTATATTGATAGTGTTTTATATAAAGGTGAACCAATAAATGTTGGCGAAACAGGTAATATTTTAAGTGTTGTTAAAATATTTTCTTTTCCTGCAACCACCTCTCCAACTGAAATTAGAATTGCAATAGATAATTAATAATATAAATGAAAATTTTACGAAATACATCGGATAGAAAAATTTCAATAAATACTGAAACTAATTTTAGAACAGATTTGGGATGGGAAGAATCTTTTCAGGAATTTGAACAGGATACTCTAAAGTCTGTTATTAACCCTGCAGTTAATTTTGAAACAGTTAGGTACGCGCACAAATCATGTACAGGAGGAACAGGAAATATAGAACAAACAGATATTTGGTTTTATTTCTATTTTTATAATGATCAAGATCCTCCAACTCACGCTGGCGGACTAAATTATGAGTATATAGGATTAACGCCAGAAAAAAATGCAAAAGTTATAAGACAGGACAATGATAGTTTTTTCAGATTAGAATTTTATAAAGTTCCAGAAGGCGAAAATCCTAATAGTTCAAATAGGAAATTGGTATTTACTAAACATCTATCTGTTCCGTTAGGGGAAAAGGTTTATTACATGCCAATTAATGAGCATATTTTTGTTCCTGTTTTTACGGGATCTAATTATAGAAACAAAGAAAATATGTATTTGTTCTGGTTCCAAGATAATACAGTAATGGACGGAACATTGATGTCAGGTAATACATTTTATATGACAGCAAAGTTCTTTAATACTATCGATGGACAAACGATAAATTTTACGAATTATGATAAAGTATATAGCGGTGTTACAAGTGAAGAGATAGATGTGTATTACAAAATGGTCATCGATAGAAGTGATTATTCATATATGATTTATTCTGGAGCAACAGAAGGTAGAGTTGGATGTAGTACCGATCCCATTAGATTTTATTCCACATCAGTATCATCTAGTTCTGTTGGAGCATATGGAACTAGTGGAACTAGTGGAACTAGTGGAACTAGTGGAACATCCGGAACTGGCGGAACATCCGGAACTGGCGGAACATCCGGAACTGGCGGAACATCTGGAACTGGCGGAACATCTGGATATGGAGTCACATTATATGATTGTAATGGGGTAATATGTGTTTCTCGTGGTGGTGGTGCCCATATAAAAACAACAGTTTCTTTAACCTTGGGAAAATATTATAAAGTAAATGATCCGTCGATAGATATAATACGGCCAGATTCATATCAATCTATTAATACCACAGATTTAATTATAGTATCAAACGGACCATTTAATACTTGTACCGAGGCATGCTCAGCACCTTAAAAAATGAATATGAAAAAAGATAGATACGAAATATTGTCAGGGTCAACGAGTGGTATAACATATCAAATACCAATATTTTTGGAATGCTCGGCAGATGAAATGGGTATTATGGTTGGGTTTGATGGAACTATGGAACAGATTGAACAATTTTGTAATTTCACATATGCAGGCGGAGTTATTCCGAATTCGATTGTTGTGTTTAACACAATAAATACTAATAAGTTAAAAACTCTTATTGATTCTATTTTTAGTATTTCGTGGGGAGATGGAACTTCAGGAGATACTATATCTATGCCAACCGTATATGACGCAAATTTACCATATGCTGGACATTTATATAGTGGATCTGGAATATATGATGTGGAAATTACTGTTGATTCTCCATGGAAAGTAGAAAAACTAAAGAGAAGCATATATCTTCCAATTACTGGTTCAACTCTTCCAACTGATTTGGGCACATTAACATTTACTGTTCCATATACATATGATCCGCCAGTAACTGGTGTAACACAGGATTATTTGGAAGATTACACGACATTAACAGGAAACACTAACGAATCAACCATATCGTTTTTAGCTTTAGGAAAAAGTAGAATTGACGAATTTAAAAATTATGGTAGAGGTTATATATATTCAGGATTAACAACAGGACATACCGATGCTGGCGATTATACGGGTTATACCATAGATGGTTTATTTTATATGGATTATTCTGATGGATATACACATATAACAGGGCTAACATCTAATTACGTCAATGAAGAATTATACCAGGGAATGATAACAAGAAATGAACATCTGATAGGGTTTCTTGATGAGCCTCAGATTTATTCAGATATTTTCATTGAAAGAGGTAAACAGGGAGTGATGGAAAGAAATTTGAGGTTGGGCGAAATTGATAGCACAGGAGAACTAGATATCTATGGAAGTGGTTATTTTAAAGTAAAAAAACAATAATTTTATATTTATATAAATAAAGAAATAATAAAGTAAAAGAATGTCTACAGGATCGTTTGGAATAATTAGGGGATCGGATGTCTCCCCTGAAGATGTTGAGATAATCTATCACTATGTAATTGATAGGAACGCAAATTCAGAAGTAACATTAAAAAGATTAGACGCCGCAACAATTTTAACACCTGTTTATCATAATTCTGATACTACAGATGACAGCAACGCGCCAAATGTTGAAATTTTGGGTGGGTTATACAATTTAAAACTCGAATCAACCGATTTCTCTGAGTTGGGGATATACACCCTTCACTTGAGGCCAAAACAGATTAGAACGAAGATAACCGACTGTGGCGTGCTAGCATCACTACCGTCAGTTAGAGGATTAATAATAGATTTATCAAATGTGGTTTCAACAGATAGAAATAAATTTAGTCCCCAAGGATTAGTTGGATATCGTATTGAATATATAAACCCAACAGATAATAAAAAAGTTCCTAATTTTTATAGGATCATTACATCTAATTTTTATTGCGAGCCAATTACAACAAATTTAACTAATACCACACAGAAAGCTATCAGATATAGATATTCTGATAGCGCCACGAATTTAATGTTTTTAACAATAACTCCAAGTGCCGCTCCGTCAACAAGGCCAACAACTGTTCCGTATATTGGGCAACCTGAGCAAACCATTATTTTAACGAATACATATTTTAATCCGACTACAATTGAAATTGAAATGGTTGAACACGATGCTCAAACATTGAGTTATGCTCTTTATGGTAATCAAAGTAAGGCAATTTCGAGTGGTACATACACAATATATGACAAAGATAAAAACATCTATAAACAGTTTAATTTATTTGAAATTAAGAATGAGTTCAATGAAACATTATATGAAATTAGAGAAATAAAAACAGATATTGATGAGTCATTAAACTTTGATACAATAACATCATAATGCCAGTAGTAAAATACAAAGTTCCTAGTCAAGCCTCAAGTGGGGCCGATACATTTAGTGATTTTCTGGTTGGTAACCAAATTACTGATGGCTCCAGTCAAATGACTGGCGAAAACTTTGCTATTGATAGAATAATACCCGAAAAAGACAGTAAGGAGTTTATAACACAGCCCTTTTCGGATTTTCTCACATTAGATGATATTAAAGAAGAAGACAGTACTACTACTAATACCGATAGCACAAGTAGCACATCACAAGATATTAAATTTAATAATGATAAGAATAATGCTGATCGTTCGCTCTATGGCTCGTTAAAACAAAGACTTGGAGTTTCAGTTTCAAATATCATTGCAAAATATCCCGCAGCAATTCTGGTAGATACAACATCACCCGTTGGATTAAACAGTTTAAGCGCCGAATCTATTGTATATAATCCATATTTAGGCATCACAGAATTTAAAGTACAATATTCGTTATTATTTAATCCATTAGATGTTATATTAATTGAACCGCAAACTAATGTAATATCAACTACAGATAACACTATAAGAAATTTTTATTCATCATATACAAAATATGTAATTGATATTGGTGGTAGTGTATTTGGTATATTAGAATATGAGGGGCCTGATGTTGACAATAAAATTACATTAAAGGTTGATGGTAATTGTTTTGATAACGCGACTGGATTTACCGAAAATTATCTAATAAGACCGAACGATGGTGTTGTAGAAGAATTTTATGATAATTTAGATGATTTAGAAAGTGTATTATTAAATAGAGAAAGTAGTCCTAAATTTAATGCTGGATTTAATGTACCAAGAGAAACTAATGGAGGATATAATGTTGATACAATTACTGTATATATTAATTGGCCAATTTCACGAGATGGATGGAATATTCAAATAACTGGGGTTAATTATGATTATTATATTAGTCAATTAAGTTCTTTAGGTGACGAAAGCGATGATTATAAAGCCAATTTAATTATCAGATTTTTAACCGCTCCACAACTTTATGAGTTTGATACTGAAGAAAAAAAGATGGAATCCATATTTCAGATATATGGCCAAAGTTTTGATAAAATAAAAGTGTTTATTGATAACATCGCTTATATGCGAAATGTAAGTTATGATGGAATTAATAACGTTCCCGATGTATTATTAAAAAACCTATCCGAAACTCTTGGGCTTTCAACCATTAGCCTATTCGATGAAAAAAGTCTGGCAGATTCTTTATATACAAGACACGATCCCCAATATAACGGTGTGTCAACAGGAGTTAATTTAATCGAAGCCGAATATGAATTTTATAGAAGAATATTAGTCAATCTTGCTAATCTATATAAATCAAAAGGGACTAGAGGTGGTATAGAATTCTTTTTAAAATTTATTGGCGCACCAGAACCTCTAATTAGGCTTGATGAATATGTTTATATAGTTGATGCCGTATTACCTTCAAAAACCATCGAAAATGATATTTGGGAAGCAATGCAAGGAATTAGAGTGGTTAATATGGCGGAATACAATACAGGAATAACCGGATATACTTTAACACAAATAACTGGATCAACAAGTTTAAGTAGAGACAATTATCCTGTCGATGAAATTACGGGATTACCACGAAAAATCATCACAACAGATGGTAGTTTATTTTTTCAAACAGGAGCAGGCTGGTATAGAAAATTATTAGACCATAGATCTCCCGATATTTTAGATGCCGCGAATTCTAATTTATCAGGTAGGATAAAAACCATTAAAACAATGTCTAAACCATTTACATATGGTGAGGATTATTTTGACGCATATCGAAAACTTCCAGGATTAGATTATGGATATAGTTTATCAAGCAAAATTGATAATAAGAAAATTGAAAATGTTATAGATGAAAATACATCAAAATTAACGCTAAATAGAAAAAACATTAATGCGTTTTTAGCTGCAGATAGGGCAATAGATTATGACATATATCGAAAATCAAGAAATTTATCGTTAACTTTTCACACATTACCACCTCAGACAGATAGGACATTTGCTGAATTTTTAGATGAAATGTTAAGTATCATCATTACAAATTCACATATTATGAGGTATCAGAGAAACTATATAGATATAGAGGAGGTATATAACGCTTATTATCGAAGTAATGAATTCAAACCCTATAATTATATTGCGGTATGTGATTTTATAAATAGATTAAGTCCTTATTGGACTAGCATAATTGATCAATTTGTGCCAGCAACAACATTATGGCTAGGTGGAAATTTAATTGAAAATGGGCCAGGATATGGGTCAAGATATCAATATCCTCAACCTTGTCTTCCAACTACATATACCCAAATTCTTTACCCAGATTTTGAAACCGTAATTCGTGAAGATATTGAGACAATTATTGGTAGTGGATCTATTAATGGGGAAGATGTTTCGTTAGAAAATTTTAGAGGCGTTCAATTTTTCGGAGGAATATCATTTCAAATATCATTAGTTGTCAATGGTAATCTATATAGCGCCGAAACGCCTAATTTAAAACCATTTTCAGCATATACTCCTCCAACCAATAATTGTACTTCCTTAACGGCAACATCAGATAGCATTCCATTAGTTTGTGGATATGAATATTCGGGAAATACATGGTCATTATTTAATGGCGGTGATACCGTCGAAGATATGAAGACTATTTGGAGAAGTACTTTAGATACATTAATAGCAAATGCCATTTCTGGCGAAACTGGTTATACTATAACAGTAGAATATTTTACCGACATCGATGGTATTGAAAAAGTAAGATTTACAGTATCACCAAATGACTATTATGATGAGAATTGTGATGCGGAATTTGAGTATTATTTTGCACCAATTTTTAATTTAACAAAACAGGATTGCGCCTTAGAAGTATATGTGGAATCATCATCACCAATTTATACTGGCGATACTAGATGTGAATTATTTGCCGATTTATATTTTTATGTTAGTGGAGCTACTGGAGATGAAATGGGAAGGGGATCGGTTTATGTACATCAGGAATGCGATGATGAAGTAAATGTTAACCCAAGAATACAACAAGTTGCACCGTGTATCTTTATGCTAACTGGTTTTAGTGAATGTGATCTCATTCATTTAATATTTACGGATGCCGCGAATTGTGAGCAAAGATTAGAAGTTGATGGATTACAATTTGTAGTTGTCGAAGTCGGTATTAATACTGGATTTACTTCAAATCCAATAGTAGAATATAGACCAAGTTTTAATTATGGATTAAGAAAAGGAACTGATGTTTATAAAGTTATTGGTTCTCCATCAATTCCATCAACATGGGAAGATCTTGTTACAGCAATAGCAGGAGGAAGTATTAGTGGGATAACAATTGAAAACATTTCAATTGGTGATATATTATTATCTCTTTCCTTAAAACCTTATGGAGACTTATCTAGTCAGGACTTTAGTAATGCAAATACTAATGGATATCAATTTGCATTTGATTATGACTTTATTACTGTTGAAAATAAAGAATGTTTTAGTACGGTAAAATCACATATTATTAATGATGAATTTGAAGTTTTACCAACAAGTAAAATATTGGTATATACCAATATGAATATTCAATTACAGAGTGTACCATATCTTTTTGAATATAAATACCCAGAAGATATATACATTGGAGATTTAATGATTAATCAATATGGATTTCCAATCGAAGTAACTGGTGTGACATTAAATTATTGTAGTGATGATAATTATAAAAAAATATATTATCAAGTAAATGCTAGTGGAAGTTCAGATAATGGTAATATTATTTTATTTAATGGCGAGACAGGTAATTATGACAATATTATAGTAAGATATACAGAAGAAAAATTTGATACAATAGACTACACTCTTCATCAATATTTTATAGGATATGGACAAACCGAATCTTCGCCAATAAATCAATTATTTATAAGATCTTGTGGACCTAATGGATGGACTGGAGAGACAGTATGTGATACTGGTATAATTGAAGATGTTTCGCCAACACCAAGTATATCATTATCAGCAACGCCATCACCAACATCAACGCCAACGCCGTCAGCAACGCCATCACCAACGCCATCAATAACATCAACGCCATCTATAACACCAAGTATAACGGTATCAAAAACGCCAAGTAAAACACCAAGCGCAACGCCAAGTCTAACACCAAGTATAACAACAAGTATAACAATAACGCCGACTATTACATCGTCGCCAACGGTGACCGCAACACCAAGTAAAACGCCAAGTCTAACGCCAAGCATTTCAATAACTCCAACTGTTACATCGTCACCAACGATGACAAAAACGCCAAGTAAAACTCCAAGTGCAACTCCAAGCATAACACCAAGCATAACACCAAGTATTTCGATATCGCCAAGTATTTCGATATCACCGACGATGACCGCGACTCCAAGTATAACGCCAAGTTTAACACCATCAATAACGCCAAGTATTTCAATAACGCCATCTATAACACCAAGTATAACGGTATCAAAAACACCGAGTGCAACACCAAGTAATACGATAAGTGTAACGCCAAGTATAACGGTATCAAAAACACCAAGTGCAACACCAAGTTTAACGCCAAGTTTAACGCCAAGTATTTCAATATCACCAAGTATTTCAGTATCAAAAACACCGAGTGCAACACCGAGTGCAACACCGAGTGCAACACCGAGCATAACAGTATCAAAAACACCGTCGAAAACGCCAAATATAACGCCAAGTATAACGCCAAGTATAACGCCAAGTATAACACCAAGTATATCGCCAAGTATAACGCCATCGGTAACTCCATCAGTGACGCCATCAATGACGCCAACGCCATCGGCGCCATGCGTCGTGGAGGGTGAAATTATTGATGTTACCAATGTACCTGGAGTATCACAATCCATAACGCCGAGTATTACACCACAATCTACTACATCACCAACGCCATCACCAACGCCGTCACCATTAGTAATATACACTATATGTTCAACATGTAATTTATCACTTTCAGGTGAAACAGGTGGATATTTCTTATCATCAAATAAATTAGTTTCGGGCAATGGATGTACTATTGGTGATTTTGTAATTGAATGGAGAACTGGTAGTATTACTGGAACAACCGAGCTTATTACGGGAGTTGGAAGTGATCCAAACATACAACAACAACATCCATTTACAAATGAAATTGTCCCACAGGGAACATATTATCCTGTTATTAGATATGTTGTATCAAATGGTTTAACATATACCCCATACTTTGCATCTGTAACTGGAAGTACTCGTTGGAGTCCCGATTTATTTACATGTGTTAATGGAACGCCAATAACGATTAGTCCAATCACATGTTCAGCGGTATTTAATAACGATACTGTTTATCCATTTGGTTTAATATATAGAAATACTGTTAATGTAAGTGAAGATAAATCAAGGTCGATATCATTTGAACTGTTAGATTCAACAACCCATTTTGCTTGGGAATTCGCGGCTTATGATGTTGCTGACCAATTACAAATATCGTATTTTAGTACAAATTATCCATCAGGTATATTACTTGATAACTTTGTTATCGGTACAAGATCAGCCAGCGGACTTCCAAATAGTTTAATAACCAATCTATATCCCGCAAGTTACCCAACTAATCCAAAAGTATATAACTATTCATCATATATGAATGGAGCTTATGGCGCTAAATATGTAACTGACTTAACTGGAATATCGGACATTGGAAACTTTGAAGCAGCGAGTGGTTATTTAAATATCGGGATAACTGGATCAACTCTCGAACCGCTCAATAATGACACCAACTGGGATATGAGAATGAAATGCTTGACAAGCTCCGATATTAATTTAACTTTCCCAGATACAAATATAAGTAAAATATTAACGGGTACAACATATATGACATACTCTGGCGATCCGGATTGTTATTTCAATGTTTCGTATAACACAATTAGCGGACTTACATCAACAGCTATAGGATATAAGCCAACTTCCGAATATTTCTTATGGAAATATACAGATATGTATAAATTTGTTTATTATAATATGATTTTTGGTAATAATTATTATGGATTAAATCCAGCAAATATAACTAATAAATGGAAAGACACAGGAGGAAATCAATGGATATGGAACGGAAGCATTTATCAATGTGCTAACTTAGAAACGCCATCAGATACGGCGACAGTAACGCCAAACGGAACTACTGATGTAACATTATCATTTACAAGCTCTGTGGATTATAATAAATTCGTGTCTAATATTGCATCAGTTACAGGATCTACAGGTTATGCTAATTGGTTGGCTTCATCTCCAACTGATTTAGCATATTATTCATATTATTTTATAAGTTGGGAATACGCGCCTAACAATTGTGGTGACTCAGTAATAAGAAATTATCTTTATATATCTCTTGGATCAACGGTGACATTTAATGCGGGGAATAAAACTATCAACTTCACAATGCCATTACCAAGTAATGGAATGACAACTGGACTTACATGTAATGAATCATACGCAATGGTACAGAGTTCAATTAATAATATGAACTATACAAAATTAAATTCGGTTCCATCTTCATATAGAATATCTCATGTAAGAGATGTTGACCCTGTTGGGGCATTGAGGCCAAGTATAAGTACTAGTCATGAAACACAAAGAGAAGTTGCGGTATTTCTACGGATTAAAGCTGATGCTTCAGGATCAAATGGTATGATAAATAATTTATTCAATCCAGCATCTCTTGGATTTATATATGATTCATCATTAAAAGAATGGAGATTATATAGACAATGGGATAGACTTACATTAACAAATACAGTACCACCATTAACAAATTGGACGCTTGAGAGAAAGGAATTCTTGAGAACCGATAGTCAAACTGATTATAATAACGGAACTTGGGAGACAGTTAATACTGGATAATTATATAGAAGAAATAGATAATGGCAGAAATAATAACATATGCAATAACTAATGGAGATTTTCCGATAACGGTCACTCTCGCCACTACGCTTGATCCTGATACTATAATCGCAACAAATGAGCATTGGGCATATGGGGAATATAGTTTTGAGAATATTCCATCAGGAGATTATATATTAACAATTACTGATGCGAGAGGATGTACGATTGGTTTAGAAGCGTGCAATTTAACGCCAACAATAGATACTATAGTTTACAATTGTGAGTTTGATTTTACATTTACTTTAGTTAACATAGTTCCATCGCCATCGATAACGCCAACAGTAACACCATCGTTAACAATAACGCCAACGCCAACATTAACACCAAGTTTAACTCCAAGTATAACGCCAAGTGAAACACCTTCGCCAACACCAAGCGCAACGCCAATCGAATCTCCAAGTATAACGCCAAGTGAAACGCCTTCAATAACGCCAAGTGAAACACCTTCGCCAACACCAAGTGAAACGCCTTCAATAACGCCAAGTGAAACACCTTCGCCAACACCAAGTGAAACACCTTCAATAACGCCAAGTGAAACACCTTCAATAACGCCAAGTGAAACACCAAGTATAACGCCAAGTATAACGCCAAGTGAAACACCTTCAATAACGCCAAGTGAAACACCTTCACCAACACCGTCAATAACACCGTCGGCAAGTTGTGCAAGACCAGAAGGATTGAAAGAATATGTTCTTTTCTATACCGATTCTCTTGGTTATAATTTTATTAGTTCGCAAGATGAGGCATGTGATGCATTATGTGTGGGTGAAGGATCTGCTATTGGAGGATTTGCTTCAAGTTTAACAATTGGACAAGACGTATATGCTGGCCCAGCTGGATCAACTTCTTGTGAATTAATTCCAACAGGGTATTATATTACAATAGGAGAACTGGGAGTAGACTGGTGGCCGCCGATGGTCGTATATATCGTTGATGGTATTGTTATAAGTTTCCCTGAATGTGGGCCATGTCCATTAGTAATTATAGATGCAGATGCTGACTGCGACCTAGATAGAATTTCAATCACTATCACTGGAGGAATTCCGCCATATCAATATAGTATTGATAATGGCGTTACATTAACCGCTCCGACGGATAGAACCACACAGAGATTTACGGGATTACCTGGAGGAATATATGATGTATATGTAATAGATAGTGATGGTAGTGTGTATAGGTGGCCAGAAATTAATTGTGGCAATTTGCATGTTACATTTATTCCAATATATTTAACAAGCTATTCTACTGGTTATCTACTTGATGAACTTGGTGGTCATTGGACAATTCCATTTGAAGTAATTCGTCCATCTTTGTCAACCGTTGATGTTATAGGCACGCCAACGAATACTACGGTATTTCTTGGATGGTCATATTATACAGCAGATCGATTTACAATCGATAACACTGATATGATAACGACTAATCCATTACTCACATATACATTTAAAAACGATAATGTTATAATATATGGATATTTTATAGATGACGGGCCAATTTCAATTGACTTCTGTTATAATGCAGGAACAGGACGAGATCCGCTTGATGATGATAAAATTTATCTTTGTAAAACATGTGCGGATCTTACTGGCACTACAGAAACAATATATTTTGATAAGACAGAATATATGACTCTCGGAATTGAAAATACTACTTGGTATAAAGATTCAGCATTGACTCAATTGGCAGATAATGGATATTATGTTGACTCATCTCAAACATACTCAACAATATATGGAGTGGCGAATGGTATCCCAATAAATTATGGAACTTGTCCAGATGGAAAATTACCATTAATATGTTAAAAAAAATAAATAATGGCATTACCTAAAACATTTACATTTACTTTCCCTAGCGACACATTTGTCGATAGTAAGCCCGTATTTTCAGAAGGATCTACAATTAAGGGAATGAGCTATTCAAATCAGCGGCAAGTAATCGAATTAAATTCTAGTGATTATGGATATATTAATATGGAATTTACATTTATCGGAACGGCGGCATATGCCGGTATTAGTTTTCGTACTCCGCCGCCAATTGAATCAACATTTTCTATTGGTCAAGATGGTATTAATGGATTATTTATTCCATACGCAGACGGATTTTTCGAGGATTTTGATATTAAATTAGAATCAAATGTTACTAAAAGTTTGATTATGATAGTAAATGCCGACCCAAATAAATTGACAGATCAAATTGAATTTCTTGCTGCTGTTGGGGTTGCTGTTGGTGTAAATCCAGGAGATGATAATTTAATAATAGTAAATTACGAATGTCGTCCAGAAGATCATCCTTTATATTCATATGATACAGGATTACATGTATATTCACCATACGATTCGATATATTCTTCTAAACTTCATACTTTTTTATATTCTAGATGGCCAATAGAAAGTTGGTCTGGTGGAACAATAGTTTGGGCTGACGCGACATTTGCGTTTCCAGCTCTTCAATATTATTATGGGTATGGTAACAATGTTTATAAGGTGGGTGGTCCGTTAGATAGATCATATGGCACTATGGAAGTATATAATATTTGGCAAACTGGATGGAGGAAGTTGTGGCATAAAGACCCTGTAGCAAATTTAAATATTGTGGGACCTATGTCTTTTAATCATCCATTACCTGTAGACACCATAGAAGCTTGTATCAATGTCATATACACAAAGGCGGGAATTATTAGTGAAATTATACCTAAGTTGTCATTACCACAACCATCAAAATATAAATATTATATGGGGTATGACGAGTCCGACAAACAATCATCTAACGATAATTTTTTTGTACAGTACTTATTTTCTCAGAGAAAATTTTATTCAATAACAGGGTATCAACATGTAATGTTTAAGCTTGTTGGTGGATATATTGAATCAATGAGTTCTGGCTTCGCATTTGGAAGAATGTATAATAAATGGATGATTCCCTATGTGGCGTCAGGCGTCGCATCGGCGACACTAACCGTAATAATAGCGTGGCCACTTATAAAGGAATTTGTAAGAGCATTATTTAGCAAGGGGCCACCGACCTATTGTGTTGGTCTAGCTTCTCCACTTCCGTGGTTAATATTCACAGCAGTTATATTAATATCTGGGTTAGTTAACGCTTTATTCACTAAAAGGCGTCAGATAATTATAGAACCATGTAAAGAATTTTTAAGTGAATATACAACAACGCCATATATTGAACTGAATAGTCAACTATCTAGGTTACAAGATATGTCTCAGAAAAATATTGGATATTATTGTGACGGAGTTTATTTTTATACTCAACCAACAGATTCTGGTGTGACCGTCAAGGAATTATCATCAACAAATGCTTTAATAACAGAGGATCCAATAACAATAGGATTTTTAGAATCATTACAAGCAGATAATCCAACAACCGTAACAGATATAAGAAAGTTATTTCTATTGCCATATACTTCAGGCATTCCGCTCGAATTTGGGGAGACTCCTGTATATTATAGTGCAGAAATTACACGAGAAGTAATAATAACAGAATGTGCGGAATTACTTATAACGCCGTCAACTGTAACATATACATTACCTGAAGGCTATTGTTTTAGTTTTATTAGTCAAGTAGATGCTGACGATAGAGCAAATCTTGTGGCTAATGATATAAGTAACTTAGTTGAAGGAAGATATACATATGGTGAACCATTGCCAGAGGAAGATTTAGGAATGTTAGATAGTTATTTTACTCATGAAATAAGAGTTGAAACAATTCCGACGATATGTAGTGTTTTTTATGATAATAGAGATCGTCTAGGATTAATAATAGGTAGAAAAATATTTTTTGATGTAGAGGGTCGTATTGAAGCAATGAATGGATATTATGCAACTGATGATAATACATATTTTCGTATATTTTATAAAGTAGAAAATAGTTTTATTACCAATAAGTATATTATGATAGCATCAAATAGTACCGCTGTACAAGGAATGGGAGGGGTGGAAGATATACTTTCTGTTATGACAAATAATTTATCTTATTCAAGTAACTGGTATATAAAATCGACAGGAAGAGGGTTAATCTCCAATCTGGTAAATGAATATTATTCTAATAGATGTTTTAATCCAAACGGATTATATGGTGAATCTTATATGGTTAGAGGATATTATGATTCAGTAAATAATCATTTTTATTTATATGCTGATAATTATGCCAATTACACATTATCCGAAGCGCCAGCAGGTTGGTATCAACCTTTAATTGAATGGATAAATGAAGTTATGTTTGAATATTCACCAATTCTTTCCATCTCAATTAATATTGAAGAAATTTGTTTACCACAAACAGAATATGTAAATGCATTATATGGATTTTATGTAATCGGATCATCAAGCGGTAATATAACTCCGTTATTTAATGAAGTTAATTTAACGGTTGATGTATATGTAGCAGGAATATTTAGACGCACATACACGGTAACAACAAATGAATCTGGTAAGACATATGTTTCATATGATGGATATGTTTTAGATACTGAGGGTGTATCATTAATTGTTATTACATCAATTAATGGATCCAGCCCTATATCTATAGTTGGGCATATAACATATCTTATTGGGACATTTATCAGTTGTTCACAACCACCTAATCCATTTGCAACTGGTTTAGAGGCTTGTTGGAATTTTGAAGAAGCATCCGCTCCTCTTCTTGATAGTACTACTAATAATAATGATTTGACTCAGACGACAGATGTTGATTTTCAACAAACAGGTAAGGTTGGATCATATTGTGTTAATTTACCATTAGCCACTTCGGTTGCAAGTACAAATACAAGCGATACATTAGCATTACAAACATTTTCAATATCTGTATGGGTTAATTGTGTTGGCACCGAATTCGGTAGTAGAACAATATTTTCTAAAGTTAGTAAAGAAAGTGGACACGATTCTGGAGGATATGATATTGCAGTTAATCCAGGATTGGGTGGCGTGCTCTTTCATATATATGATGATAACGGATATGAAGATAATACGGGTCAAAATACAACAGCAGTTAATGATGGGGACTGGCATCATATTGTTGCTACATATATAGGTGGGCACATAAAAATATATCATAATACTATCTTAGAAGTGGATGAATCGATGGCTTCTTCAGCTCCTATATCATATGGAAGCACCTATGTTCCCGCAAAAATTGGTAATTCGTCACATGGAGCATCTACTTATCCTCTTAAAGGATTTGTCGACGCAATAGCTGTATGGAATAGAGTTTTAACACCATATGAAGTCCAAATATTATATAATGCAGGAGACGGGCTCGCATGTCCATAATAAAATTTTAGAAAATATTTTTTCAAATAATTATATGTATATAGATCACAGATGTCAGCAACAATAAATTATACATTAAGTTATGGGGTATATCCAATAACGGTTTCAATTTCGCCAGAAATTGCCCCTGCTCAATTGCAAACAGTTCCAGGTACATATAGTTTTACAAATGTTCCATATGGAAGCTATATTTTAACCTTTACTGATAGTGGAGGTTGTACGGTAGAATTACCAGCAGAAGTAGTATCTCCGATTCCATCGCCATCGCCGTCTCCAAGTAATTCGCCAGCGACGCTTGCTCGTATTCAATATGGACTACTTTATAACTGGTATACTGTTAATGATCCTAGAGAGATAGCCCCCGAAGGTTGGCATGTTCCAAGTAGTGAAGAATTATTAACATTAAGAAATTATCTTGATCCAGTTAATAATGATAAAAATACTAATTTAGCTGGCGAAGCAATGAAGGAGATCGGTGTTACATCTTGGGTTTCTCCAAATATTGCAACAAATTCAAGTAATTTAGGCTTTCGTGGAGCGGGTTATCGTTATTCCGCTACTGGAAATTATCTTGAATTAAATTACACAACAGAAATTTGGTCGTCAACACAAATTTCCAATACTATGGCGAGTAGCGGAATATTAACGCATGATGGAGCTAATTTTAGTTTTGATGAATTTTCGTCTAGCGACATAAAGAACGGGCTTTCAATTCGGTTAATAAAAGATGATAGTAATGATACTGGAATTTTCACAGGAAATGATGGAAAAGTTTATCCAACTGTAAAAGTTGGTGATCAAGTTTGGATGGCAGCAAATCTTGCTGAAACCTCATATAGATATAATAATAAACAATTATATGGGGCATTATATAACTGGTATGCCACTACTAAAGGATTTGATGATTGGTTTCTTCCATCACATGATGAATTATTAGCAATGCATGAAGAATTATATCATTATTCCGTAGGTGGGTTTGCAAACGCATATTATTGGTCATCAACTGAAAACAATCAATATACTGCTTATGTAATAAGCCTTCAGTATGGCGGAGATTATACTGCGCCAAAAGAATCATTATACCACGTAAGGGCTTGTCGTTCATTCACAAGTACGCAGATTTATAATCTTAGAGATACAGGGCTGGCAGGTGGTTTAATATTTCACATAATAGATAATGAAGATGGAACATATACTTATTATGAAGCCGCACCTTCAGATCAATCAACCTCCTATGCATGGAGCAATATTATAAATGCCTTTACCTATGCAAATGGATTTGATATAGGAGATGGGCAAACAAATACTGATACAATTATTTTACAAGGAGGATTCACAGATGGCGCTGCTAAACTTTGTGATGATTTAATTATTGGTAGCAAAATTGCGCCTGCAGGATGGCATATGCCGACTTATACGGAAATAGAAAATCTATTAGCATATCTTGGAGGTGGTTTAGTAGCAGGTGGCCATCTAAAAGAAACGGGAACAAAACGATGGTATCCGCCAAATACGGGCGCAGATAATTCAAGCGGATTTACTATGATTCCCGCAGGATATAGATCAGGAATGAACTTCGCACAAAAAAGTTTATACGGATTTCTATGGACAGTAACGAAAGATAATCCAAATGAGGCATATCTTCTCCAAACAGAATTTAACAGTGTAGCCGCTCCAGATCCGCTTGTTAATATACACGGTACTGGGCTTTCTATTCGTTGTATTAAAGACACTACTCTATTAACTAATGGCCAAACATCTACAGTAACGGATATAGATGGGAATATCTATCCTACTATATGTATTAATGGAATAGAGTATATGGCGTCAAATTTAACGGTAGAACATTATAATGATGGCACAGACATTCCAATAATCACCACCAATGATGAATGGGCGGCAGACACAGCAGGGGCTATGTGTTATTATGATAATGAAATAAGTGGTGAAATAAATAATGAAATACCTGAAATAACGGATAATATAGCATGGACTCAAAGGACATTAGGGGCATTAAGCGTGTATGATAATGATTGGAATAATGGATATTTACCTCCAGTATCTCCAACACCGACACTAACGCCAACACGTACAATTGATCCATCACGTACAATTACGCCAACTCCAACAAAAACGGTAACACGCACACCAGCACTAACAAAAACTCCAACAGCGACTCCAACAGTAACTCCAATAGTAACTCCAAGTAATACTCCAAGTAAAACTCCAAGTAAAACCCCAAGTATAACTCCAAGTATAACATCTGGTTTAATACCAAGTATGACTCCGACTAAAACCCCAAGTATAACTCCAAGTATAACATCTGGTTTAATACCAAGTATGACTCCGACTAAAACCCCAAGTATAACTCCAAGTATAACTCCAAGTATAACACCAACTAAGACTTTAAGTTTGATGCCAAGTAAAACTCCAAGTTCAATGCCGAGTTTAACGCCAAGTAAGACGCCAATTTTAACACCAAGTAGGACGCCAACTTTAACGCCAAGTAAGACGCCGACTTTAACGCCGACTTTAACGCCAAGTAAAACAATCTCCATTATATTTACAAGCCAAAGTTTGACTCCAAGTAAAACTCCGAGTAAGACGCCAGCTTTAACATCAAGTAAAACGCCAACTTTAACACCAACTAATACTCCAAGTAAGACTCCAATATTAACCCAATCACTGACGCCAAGTAAGACGCCAAGTTTAACGCCAAGTATATCGATAAGTAAGACGCCAAGTAGGACGCCAAGTTTAACGCCAAGTAAAACACCAAGTTTAACGCCAAGTAAGACAATATCTGTTATATCTGGAAATGTGCGTTATGTAAAAAATAGTGGAAATGATAATTCAGCTGGCACATCCGATGCCACAGCGTGGGCAACAATAGCTAAAGTAAATAGTTCATTTTCTAGTCTTCCTGCTGGAGCGTCTATTTTATTTAATAGAGGTGATACTTTTACTGGTACATTGATAATTTCTAAATCTGGATCATCAGGAAATCCTATTACTATTGGGGCATATGGCACAGGTAATAATCCAATAATTAATGGTTTTACAACAATATCAGATTGGACTAACGAGGGTGGCGGTATATATTCGAAAGCCATAACATTTTCTAATAGGCCAGAAATGGTTACTATAGATGGTGTACAGTATGCTATGGGTAGATATCCAAATGCGGGTACTTACCTTTATATAGATTCTCATACGTATAGTAGTCCTACTGGCACAATAACAGATGCGGATTTAAATAGTAGTACAACTAATTGGACAGGCGCAGAAATTGTTATGCGTACGCATGCCTGGTCATTTCAAAGAGGGACAATTACTAATCATAATAGTCATACTTTAACTTATACAGAAAAAGAGTTTGTAGATGAGCCAACAAACGCATGGGGATTTTTTATTCAAAATGATTTAAAAACTCTTACAGATTATGGTGAATGGTTTTATGATATGAATACTCATAAATTTTATATGTATTTCGGTACGATTGATCCCACTACAGAGACAGTACAAGTATCAACCATTAACAAGCTTGTAACAATGCCCTCATATACAAACTATATAACTATTGATAATATCACCTTTAATGGTGCCAATGAAGAAGCAATACTTTGTGATTGGAACTCTCATGATGTTATGATTCAAAGTTGTAATATAAACTATAGTGGATTATACGGTATATTCAACAGTAGTACAAGTCTATCTATTTTAAATACAACTATTGATTATTCAAATAGTTTTGCAATCCTTTCAAATGGTGATGATTTGACTGTTAGTGGGTGTACCATAAATCATACTGGCTTATTTGATGGAATGGGATGCTCACATTCTTTCTCTAAATGTGCTATATGGTATTATCCTTATGGTACATCAACAGCTGGTCTTATAGAAAATAATTTTATTTATAACACTGGTTATTGTGCAATTGATGTTGGTGCAACAAATGTAATAGTAAGAAATAATTTCATAGATTCGTTTTGTA